ACCCATACCGGCGGTTCTTTGAACCCAACCAGCGTGTGCCATTTTTGTTGCGGCAGGTGTTACTTGTGTGTTTGATGCTTCTTGCGTATCGACACCATAAACACCAACTGCCTCAGAAAATGCTTGTGCTACGTTAGCGTTAGCGTAGATTACATTGGCGTTTGCACGTGTTGGTGCTAAGTTTAACGCAGTACCGGCATAAAGTGGTACGCCGGTGTTTGCATCGGTCATTGTCCAGAAAGCTGTTGACATTTTTAATTTCTCCTTGAAAGAATTCTATTTACTATTTATTGTTTCTGTGAATTGGGTCTGGTCTTAAGAACCGGCTCAATCTCTACGGTATCACGTGGCTTTCCTGTCATAGTAGTGCCACCTTGCATTGTAATCTTGGCTGCGGGTTTGTCATCCTTTTCCCAATCATATAAGCTCTCATTTTTACCCTTCTTTTTATAGATGGATTTAATGATACGTGCTGATTTCAGGTTCTTTTTACGTTGTTCGGACTCCATAGCCTTCACAGAGTTTGTTGCTGACAATGGTGAATCTTCGATACCACCAATACCTTCTTTTACAACATCTTCTTTGACAGACTTCCAACCGCCACCTTTTGACTTATACCATTTAGATGCCCAACCGTTTGCATATGCGGAAGGATAAACATCAAACTTGGAACGTGCCAGAGATTTTGCTCTGGACCAAAGAGATGGATTTGTTGGACTATTTTTTTCGTCAATTTGTTCCACTTCTTCATTTTTTGGTACGCAATTAGGAACTACTTTACCACCCTTCATTTTTGTACCAACTTGTTTGTGTGTATCCCAACATGCTTCATCAACGGTTTCTTCACCCAGTTTACCCTTACCATAATTCGAAACATTAATAGGTTTACCACCTTTACCTGCACGGTCAGCAACAGGATCATGCTTGCGTTTAGTTGCTACTGCGGCCGCACGTTCACTCTTACTTAATTCAGCACGTTTTTCTTTTGACATGCATTTTGGTTTTGGTTCACCTGGCTCTCTGGCGCAAGGACCTGCAACTTCACCCTTTGAGTTGATTCTTTTCCAATCACCTTCAGGATCAGTTTTGCTAAACCACTTACGTAAATCTTCACGTGTAATGCGGCTATCAAGTTCTTGATTATCGTCTTGATTTTTCAATTCGTTAATTTTTTTAGCATCATTATCAAATTGTTTTCTGGTGGCTTTCATGATACCAGAGAAACGTTTGTTACCTTTCGAATAATCACCAGCTTTGTCTGCGGCAGATGCTTGAGCACCAGCGGCTTTCTTGTATCGTCCTAGAAGGTCGGAAGAAAGTTCATCAATTTGTTCAGTTTCTTCTGAGTGGTATTGTTTTTGAATCTGACTACCATATCCGCCAATATCCAACTTCTTAGGAGTTTTGTCAGCATATGTACCTAAACGCTTGTCTGCATCGGCACGATTGATACCTTTAGAACGCTTGTTGGCTGTTGCATGGTATTCTTTACTGCTGATTTCACCAGCATGTCGAGCCACTGCATTTGCACCAAGAGATTTGTGTGCGGCAGTTTTGTAACTTTGAAGTGTGGTCGATTTCAATTCATCAATACGTTCAATTTCTTCTTTGATTGCAACAATTTTATTGTACATGTCCATAGACAATGCACCTTCACCACGCATGTTGATTAGATTCTCAACAACTTTGTGTAGGTCCATATCAGTCTTTGCATCTTCACGTGCATACTCCAGAACACGAATCAACAAAGGAATATCCATTGTTACAGTGTCTTTAGCATCAACCGCTTCTTTCACTGGCTTCTTTTCTTCGTTCCAATCATCACCACGCTCACCCATACCGGATGTTTCTTTCATGTGGCGCATCTTGAAAATTCTGAATTCGGAAGAACGTGCATATGCTTTCTTTTGATTTCCATCCATGGTCAAAGGATTCAATCCTTTAGACTTAATAAAAGTCATTAGAAGACCAGTGCCGGCTTCATCAAGTTGTTCGGTTTCTTCGGAAACATCTTCTTGCTTCAAATTCTGTTTTTCACGGTCAAATGTGTGGCCAGATTTATAACGCTTAAAAGCATTTGAACGTGCATAAGAAGAACGTTGTGCAAAAGTCATAAACTCTGGATTGAATCCGAGTGAACGAATGTACTTCATCAAAAGACCATCCTCATTTAGGACTTCTTCTTTGACGGGTTGTGCATATTTTGCAGACCAAGGCTCCATTGGATCCTCATATGGTGAATCGCCAAGTTTGCCCATAACAGACTCTTTCTTGGCCTTCACTATGTCCTTGACTAATTTACCAGCTTTGCTCATTACTGATTTCCTTTTTCTTTAGGTATAATTTGACCTAATTTTTTTACTTTTCTAACATCCATATTTAGAGTGTCACAAGCCGTTTTTAAACTCTCATAAGTTTTTCCGAAAATTGTAATTTTTTTAGAAGAACCTTTTGGATGATTTATTTTTGCATTATGTATACTACCCTGTCTTTTAGACCAATGGTTATCACCAGACATTTTCTTAACTATTTCTGGATCATGCATTGGATTTTGCTTGAAAATATTATGTGTTTTTCCTGGTCTTTTAGACCAATGGTTATCACCAGACATTTTTTCTAATACATCAGGCCTGTACATTGGATTATTTTCTTTTAACATCGACAATCTGGCTTCTTGCACAGAAATTTGACCAGAAAGTGTTTTCCAAGCAATTTTATCTTGCCAATGTCCATATTTTTCCCAAAGTTTCTTATGTTCTTCAGCATGTTCTTCAACAGTCAAAGAAATAAGATTGGAAGGATCATCGGATCCTCCCATGTGTTTTGGAATAATATGGTGTTTGTGAATCATTATTTCTTGGCTCTTGCTGTGGCCGTAGCGTACATTACGGATTTAGCTTTGTCGCCGTAACGTGCTTTGAAACCAGCAAGTGATTTTTTCATACCTTTTACGATACGCTCTTTTTCAGCAGTTTCACCTTTAGAAAGTTCACGTTCATCAACTTGTTCAACTTCTTCCTTTTTCATTTCACGTTCTTTTTTGTTGATTTTATCACCAACGTGAAGTGCTCTAGCAGCATAATCTCTGGCTCCTGCCTTATTGTCATCCATATGAGCACCATATGCACGATTAGTTAGCTCTTTTTTAGCTGCCTTCATCGTGTCAACTGAAAGTTCAGCAATTTGCTCGGCTTCTTCCTTAACATTACCTGCAACGTCCATCATCACTTTTTTTGGTGCAAATGGATTAGAAGTTTTACCTTTAACACGACCAGATAATGTGTCTGTCGTTACTTTATCAGGATCAATTTCTTCTTTTTTGACCTTTTCGTCATCATGTTCTGGTTTTTCTTTTTGCTTGGAACCACCATAGCGGGAACCTTGCTTCATACCAGAACCACCTGAAGGTTGTGGACCCGATTTAGCTTTTACAGCCTTCAACATGTCATCCCAGCCTTCTTCGACTTGTTCTTCTTCGTTGACTTTCTTTTCGCCACGGAGAATTTTAAAGTCATCAGCATCAACTTTATTGTTTTTGTTTTTATCAATTTTATGCTGATTACCCTTTAGTGCTTCCATTTTAGCTTTATAGTCAGCTTCATTGATGCCCTTGATAAGGTCGGCGATAGGATCAGATTGGGTGAATGCGTTTTTAGTGAACATTTATTTCTCCGTTATAATTAGCAGTTCCATTTGCGTAGTGATAATGCTTTTCTAGTTGGTCTGCCTTTTTCGTCCTTCATCGGACCTGGCATTCCACCCATTCTAGCACAGAATGATTTTCTTCTATTGGCCGCTTTGCTTCCAGGTTTTAATTTGGAAGGTGGTGTAGTAACAGCCATCGATAATTTCGAACCTGGATTTTCACGGCGATAAGAAGCAATACCTTTACGATTCAAACCACCTTCAGGGTTTTTACCTGCTTTTCTTTGCCAAGCAGGTGACTTTTCTTCGTTCAGAGCATTCTTCAAGAACTCACCTTGCGTTATAGCATGGTGATGTTTAGCCATAAATGTATGGTAGCCATCCATGTCACCCATATCTTTAAGAGAATTAGCCTTCTCAACATACTGTTTGGCAGTATCAAAAAAGCGATTCATTTGCCTTTCAAAATCTTTTTTTTCTTGCTCTTTTGAGTATTGCAAAAATGTTTTCATTTCTTTTTCTTCTTTAGAAGTGGAGGATTAACGGGTATCTTATTCAGAGTATCCATTGGTTCTTTATTTGATGGTCCATGATAACCACCGGTGACTCCCATTTCAGTGCTAGGAGAATCAATAGATTCTTTTCTAAATTTATTAAATGATTTGCGTGTCACCTCTGCGGTACTACTATATTTATGCTCTGTCTGTTCTTTAAAGTTAACATTACTTAGACCAGCCATTGGATAAACTGTACCCTGACCACGTGTATCATACTCTGGTGATACACCGGAAGTTTTGATTACTTTTCCACTTTCGGCGTTTGAGGTTTTCTGCCTCTTGGCTTTTTGTTTGTCTGCGTCTTGTTGGAATCTGGTTTCTTTGGCTGGACTTTTGACTGTGATGGTTGGTCCACTACTTTCGTAGGTTCTGAAGGTGTAACCGGAGTTTGAGGTAATTCCTCCGTCTTTAATGTCGTCTGGCTTGCCTTGTCTTCTGACAAGTTCACAGCTTGGACAGATGTTGTCGGCAATTCTGTAGCGTTTGTAAGAACCGCTTTTTTGGTCGGTCCGTCCAGAGGATGTGGCTTTGTCTCCACAGGAGCAACTGGGTCCTTCGGCGAGAACAGCTTTGCTAATTGTTTTAGTTTCTGAAACATATTTTTTGTATCCCTTTTCTAATATAGGTTTTGTTATAAAAGTTTCGAACATCTTATTGATGTTGTGTTTTTTGTGCCTTACCATCCAAGATTCGGCGAGTTCATTGTCAACAGGGGTATCAAAGAACCAGTTAGTCATTTCATAAATGATAGAAATGTCTTCCTCTTTCTCTGACGTTTCAAAATCGTTGGCTTCATTCAAGTCCACGGAGTTGTCAAACTCAAGATACTTTTTAAAATCTTGATTGAATTTTTCTGCAACTAACTGTGTGACTTCCCATCTTTGCTGACGGACAGATTCTGCCATCATTCTTTCGTGGCCTTCGTTACGCTTTCTTGATGATTCATTCGATGTATTCACAAAAATCATCATAGTTTCGTAACCAAGTTCTTCCAATTCTTCACGAATAGCAAGAATGTTATATTGTTCGTTTGTCGTACCAGTGATAATCAGGGGTTGGCGTTGACGAATAGCTTCACGGCGAGTGTCACGTGAGAACTCATATAATTTGTGTTTATCATTCAGTATTGATACTGCCGTTGTTGAAGTGATTTCTACTGCATTCTGTTGTGCAATTGCTTCACGTATGATAATGTCTTTGCCGGAACCTGGTCCACCAGATATGAAAACGGCTTTGAACAGACCATGATTGGCACTTTCGTGTATACCCATACCTTGTCTAACATCACGGAACAATTCTTTTGCATGTTTTTCTGGAACGTGTGAAGGAATACCCTGTTTGAATGAATGAAAATCATTATTTTGAGCATGTTCACGCATCTTAGATGCAGACATACCTTCCGTACCTTCAGAATCGGGATCACGTTGGCCAGCAGACTTAACTTCAATCTTTTTGAAATTATATAATGAACCCTTTGCGGTGCCATTATATTGTTGTAATTTCTTTTCGTATTCAGGTATTCTGTCCGAACCAGCAACCATAATTAAATGGTCATGACCCATGGCATGTAATCTTGCGGCATGTTGCAAGAATGTTGGATGTTCCTTAGATGATGCTTCGATATTAGTATTGGGGAAGAAACGTTTTGCGTGTTTTACTTTTGAAGTAATATCAAGTGGATTCTTTTTAGCATCAACAGAGTGTGAAATAATGATGTGGTGAGGAGCGTTATGATCTTTGGCAATTTCTTTAACTTTATTGACCAACTTTTCGTGTCCCGTAGTTGGAGGATTCATGCGACCAAAGGCCATCACCACAGGTTTGTGGGTTTTAGAATTCGCTTCTAATTTTTCTAAAAATGATTTCATTTAATCTTTATGTCCCAAAGTCTTTTTAAAGTTGTGTAAATCTTCATCTTTATCTAAATCATATGTACTTTTATTTAAACCAGACTTACCATCAGGATGAAATGCTACAGTCCTAGCAAATTTATTACCTTTTTGTTTTTCTCTAATTCTCCAGGCACCTTTACCTGATATGTTAGGAAGACCATGGCCAGTTTCATCTTTTTTACCAACACTATAAGTTCCGTATCCACCAACTTGTAAAACGTGTACATGATGGTCTTGTAGGTATGCATGTGCTGGATCTAAATTTGGATGCTTTATTTCAATAGTCTTTGCTCTACCAGAACTTGTCGATTCGGCCTTGTCTGGTTCTCCATGCATTTTGTTCATGTAATGTAAAATGCCTGCCTTATCAATCTCTTTTGCGTATTCTGGTCTATTCTTTCTCGCTTTATCACCAATGTGCCAGCCTTTTTCTTTTGTGTGATGTATTGTCAATTGTCCCATGGATGCTGTAACACCGTCTTTTGTTTCTCCATTTAATAGTGAACCGGTGACGGCACCAGGGTGAGCAACTTTTTTCTTTCTATTCTCCACAGCAAAGTCTGTACCGGCCGTTGAGCCTGCACCTGTGAGATGGTGTGGCATAATACCATGTTTCTTTAATCTTTCGACAAATTTATTTTCATAGTCATGACCCTTGTTTGACGGTGCCTCACCGGGTTTATACAATTTAGACAAAGGTATTAGTTGGTCATTTCCAGTTTGATCTTCCGCATGTACGTGCAGTTTATTATTAACAAGATCAAAACTTTTTAATTTAACATGAGAGCCGGCCGGTAAATCTTCATGTTCTGCGGCCAAAGTGTGTGTATATCCTTCCGAATTTAAATGAGGTAACACATACTTCATTAAATGGTCTTCGGCAGCGGCACCAGAAGAAGCCATTCTTGCACGGCCTTCATTTAAATTATAGGAGTCGAATTGTTTAAATCTTAAAAAATTCATTTTAAATATTCCTTATGCCCGCAAAATTCCTACGGGAAAATTCTGCACGGTTAACAAATTTGTCAGACTCTTTGCCGTGGTGGAAGACATAACCTTCTGGATTTGCCGCTTCACCACCGTGTTCGTGCTGGAATTCTTGATGCTGGTTCATTACATTAATTAGCACGTTTTTTGCTTTCTGCAAATGCTGGTGCATTTTAAATAAATTATTGTAATGTTTTCGGTTTCTATCAATTTTACCCAACTCGTCCTTCATTTCGGATTGTTTTGCGGTTCTATTCTTTTCAACCTTCAGTTTATCAATTTCTTTATTCTTTTTGGTTTCCAACCAATTACTGAAATTTTGGTGGTTTGGTGTTTCACCTGTACGAACGGTGTGATTCATATAAGTTTCTAAGTGACCACCAACACCATGATGTGTTTTGGTACCAGCATACATGTCATCACCATGTGTGTCATGTACAGATTGTGCGGCCGCAATGTGTTTGTTGAACTCTGCTCGGTCTTTAGGACCAAAGTGGACTTTGGATGTGTCCATCCTTGGATCAACAGAGAATACGTCTGGGTGCTGTTTGAACTTTTCATGGTTCACTTCATGTGAAGCATTTAGGCTTCCTGCGTCCTTGCCCGAATAAGAAAGGTGTGTCACAACACCAATCTTAGACTTTTTAACAGAGGCAGCATGTGTACCATGGGCGGTGTATGTTAGACCAGATGGGTTTGGATGAAAAGAAACACCTCCACCTTTTGCTGGTGTTTTGTCATCATGTGAGAACATCATGTCACCCTGATATACACCTTTTTCTGGTGCTACCTTAGGTAGATGCTGTAGTGCATCTTTCAGTTTCTTTACCAAACCTGGTGCGTGTCCGTGGTTCTTTTCGATATCAGCAGGTGTGTAGTTAATCTTTGGAGTCTTATTGAATGCTGATTTTGATGCTACGAAAAACTTACCATTCTCTGGATGGTGACCATAAACAATAGCTGGTGAACCATCATATTTTGTTGTTAATTCGGAGGACTTTTTACCTTGTTGTATGTGTTGTGCGGCGGCGGTAAGTGAAGCGATAGCATGTTTAGCACCCTTCTCTCCATTCTGGAGTGGACGGTCTTCCACGTGCGTAAGATGTTTAATCTGACGGCTTGCCCCTTCTTCAGGGTCTTCTTGCTCTGTTAAAAAACGGGAAAAAGATAACATTAAATCCTCGATCTAGTACACTGTGACTATGTATTATTTAGTAACCCCAAATTTTAATATCTACCCATTTGTCCATATCTTCTCTAACTAAGGAATGCTTTCCAATGTTAAATTTACCGTCTGTAAAGGGGTGGTCGATATCAATACGTTCAACTGGGATGGAATTTCTGGTTAGTTGTTCTTGTAACATTTCGTGACCACAAAGTGGAACACCAAGCCTTCTCAAATTCAAAAAGGTTGAAGCATACACATTCATCGTATCCGGATCAGCAATCGCAAATTGGTCATTCAATAATGGATTGGGACCATCGGTATCTTTTGATATGTAAACTTTACCTTTTTCAAGGTTCGAAAAGTCTATAACTTTGTTGAGTGCTAGGTCAAACCTGCTTCTAATAACAAAGTCATATTTTACATCATTTAGAACTTGATGGCGAATCCTAAGGTCGTTTGCTTTATAAATTGAATAAAACATTGACGTACAGAAGTTTGCCGGATGTGAAGCATTCGGAACAAACATGTCGGAGTTTATTGTTGCCGGTAATGGCATATCGTATGCCAAATATATTGGATCGTAGATGAAATTTATATCCTCATACATTTTCATCTGTGTTATACCACCTGGCGGCTTCCAGGTATGACAGAAAACATCTACATTGTAAACATCTAGAAGATTTTTCTTGACGTAATTTTGTGCTCGAAATAAACCTCTAGCTTGCCCCGACAGACATAGTGCTAGTTTCAGTGATGAATTTTTCGACATAATCTGTACACACTCCAACAATATTAACAGTCTTTACATATTCCCAATACTTATCACACCTTTCAGGCATAACAGCAACTGAGTTATTAGTTAGGTGTTTTCCTGGATAGGTCCAAATAACATCATTTGAAGTTAAGGTGAAATCGTCCTCTTGATGCCAAAAATATGTATATTTAAAAGGTCGGTTTATCAATTCATGGAGTGCGTCTAAGTTTTTACAATGAAGCCAAAGACCTTGTTTACCGATGAATTCTTCTTCGACCATGTATTGTGGCTCATCATGTCCTAACCACCATTCATCTTTGATTCTCCAAAGGTCTACTTCACAATCGTATCCTTTGTTCAGTGCCAGTAGAATTTGGCTTGGGTGATTTTCTTTTTCTTTGTCTGGTCCCTGGAAAAGACCACGGTGTGCAATCATTTTCATTGATAAAGACTCTTATGTTTGTACTCACCTAATGGTGTGTGCATAATTGTTTTGTTAATCATAAATTCTTCCCATGGTAATCCAAGCCTACGGATGAAATGCTCAGAGATAACATGTGGGCAAAGAAGTCCAGTTTCTTTGTAAAGTTGCGGCAAGTGATACAACACCTTACAGAACAAACTCATTGTAAAGAAGTTTCCAACCTGAATCATATCGGAAGTTCCTTGTCCCATGTGATTCTTGTAACCTAGTGTGTAGAATTTATTTGGAATGAATTCAGGTAGTGCCTCATTAAACATCAAATCTGGTCTCATACGAATCACCAAATCATATGTTTTACCGGATAACATCATGTGTTCTTCAATGGCAAGCATACCACGACCAACTTTGAACCACATCGAAAGCTGGTTCTTTGGAACATGGTAAAAGGTTTCAAACTGTTTTGCTCTAGTTGAAAAATTATCTTCGTATTCTTCATAATTCTCATCATTCATACAAACAGGTTTGTATGCTTGCTTTACAGCAGTAACATTCAACTTCGGTCCACCTTCTGTGATACCTTTAGAAGAATGTGGGTCCCAATATGCCTCAGAATCCCAAGTGTCAATGAAAACATCTGGATTGTATTTGTCGATGATGTGTCGTTTGGTGTTGGGAAAAACTTGGTCCCAACACCTCATGTGACCGGTTAATAAGAGTGCTACATTCATTCTTTTCTTTCGAAATAAAGATTGTCTTCATTCACCTGTGATTTTACATCTGTGATTTTAAAATTGTTTTGTTCAAGGAATGAAAGAGCATCTTCTTTGGTGTGTTGCCCCTTGTACAGTCTAACTTCTGCCGACTGTGGAACTTCAACCACTCCAGATTTAACGATCTTAAGTTTTTCACCAAGGCCTTTGAGTACAGCCAAGTCCGAGCCTTGTGCATCAATATGAAGATGGTCAATTTGTGTAATTTCGGGAGCATAAATTGACAACCAGGTATCAAGTCGATACACATTCACCTTTTTGGAAGCACGTACAACAAAGTCTGTTCTTCCTGGCCATGTTTCAGTTAAATTATCGGAGAAAGTGTTGAGTGAGGCTGAACCAGTATCATCCTGCACCATATGGAAATCTGCTTCTCCGTCAAAATCGGAAATAGCGGTTTCATAAACATGATAACGGTCTTTCATACCTCTCGCTTCTGCGGCAATACGTAGAAGCCTGGCAAGTTCAGGTGTAGGTTCAAACGCATAACAAATAACATTTGGATTATGCTGTGTTACGTCCAACGAATCTTGACCCCAATGAGCACCAACATCAAATAGTATCATTTTTATTCCTTGTGATTGTCTAAGAAGTAATTAAGGTCTTCAGGTGTACCGATACCCCACATCTTCTCGATATTTTTAACACGAATCTTTTTACCATCACCGATGGCTTCATTGAACACGGGACAAGTATAGAATTCACCATTTGTTCGAATGTTTTTAGAGATCATTTGTTCAGCATACTTCACATAATCTGAACCGTGACGCCAGTAGTAAATACCAACGGTTGCTTCATCTGAAATAACTTTCTTCTCTGCAACTTCGGAAACAAAACCATCTTCATTCAGTTTTGCATATGACCATTTTGGATGTGTCGCTTTGAATGTTAGAATACCACCATCGATAGAATCTGCTGAGAATGCATACATACATTCATTAGAGTTCCACTCAACAAATTGGTCTGAGTTAGCCATAACCAAAGGTGCATCGTTGTCGATGTGTTCTTTAGCAAGCAATGTGGTGCAGGCGGCACCATCTGTGAGTCCGTCAACTTGAACAATTTTGCAACCTGGTGCAATGAGATTCAACAAGTATTTCAGATTATATGTTTCATAGTGTTCTTTTTGCACCAAGAAAATATAGTTTGCTTCAATGTTCAAGTTCTCAACTACAACCTGAATCATTGGCTTACCACGCACTTCAATAAGTGGTTTCGGGAAAGTGTATCCGGCTTGTGCAAAGCGTGATCCTGCGCCAGCCATTGGAATCAAAACATTCAGCTTTTTGTCTCTCCACGGTAGAGACTTTTTACTTGTACCTTCAATCGTATTCATAAGGTCATAAATCCTTTGCATCATATATTCAGAGTTAACTTCTTTTGCATTTTCGACCGCAAGCAGGTGTGCTCCAGAGTCCAATGCGCCTTGGCGTCCAATATGACTATCTTCCACAATAATTGTATTTTTGGGAAGTGCATTTAGTGCAGTCATACATTTCCAATACATTTCAGGATAGGGTTTCGTGCGAGACACATCCTCATTACTGACAAAATAATCAACTTCGTCCATCACACCAATACTTAGTAGAGATAATTTTACAGTCTCACGGATAGAGTTTGATGCAACAGCAATTTTGTAACCACGTGCTTTGATTTGACGGAAGATAGTCTGTAACATATACTCTTTACAGAACCCACGAACAAGATTAAAAGTTGCTTCTTGTTTATCTTTCCATATTTTGTCATATACGGATACGGGTAGATTCTTTTGCTCAGTGAGCATCTTCAGTTTTTTGGTGGTGTTCAAACCATCATACTTACTGAGATGTTCTTCACGTGTGATTACAAATTCTTCACCAACTTTACGGAGTGCATCATTCAGTGCATCATAATGAAGTTCACGGGAATCAATCAAAACTCCATCAAGGTCGAAAATAACTAACTTACTCATGTTTATTGAACTTTCTTAGAATAGAACGAACATCTTCAATGGGCGCATCAAGTGGCATCTTATGGAGTTCATACATATCGGGATTTTTGAAATATGCCATTAGCAATAAACCTTGGTCATCATCAACTAGACCGAGGTTCATTAGATATTCTAACGCTTCTTTCATATCGATGGCAAGAGTTCGCCACTGTTCTTTTTGTGCAACAAAGACACCACCAATAATAAACACCACATTATTTTGTACTGCCAAAGCGGCTTGTTGTTTAGCTTGTGTTAGAATTGGATCACGGTAATTAAAATAGTGCATCTTACCTGGAGTGAAATCGTATTCCCATTTTTTACTGAGTGGAATATGTTCATCGTCACGGCAATAACCAAAGTCTACCCATGATGCAAACTCATTTGTGATTAGACCACGTTCATATGCATCAGCAACATAGAATGCTTTGAGTGATGTAACACCAACATAGTCTTTAGACCAATATTCAGGATTACGTACTTGATAGGGATTAATTTTTTTGATGAACTCAGGTGATGTTTGAATTGCTTCAATCTTATCACGAAGTTCTTGGTGAATATTGAAGTAGTCATACTCAACTACTTTAACATTGGGAGAAATTGCGGCTAAACGTGGTGCAATATCGGGTGATGTATATACAATAATTTCTGTATCAATCTCACACATGCGTGTGAAGTGGTCGATGTACTTATCAACGGAACGTTGTAGATAATGTGGAAGTGGTCCGCCATTTTTCTGGACGTTCATCGACCAATCACCTCGGCCGATATCATAGAATGCAGTAACGATGCTAATTTTGCTCATTTCAAAGTCCCATATTTATTAAATTATAAATTTTACGTATTGTACAAGAAGTATTTAGGCGAACTGCCAGTATTGGTATCTTTTGTGATGTTTGTTCCATATTTTTTAGAGAAATATTCCATCCATTCTGGAACTCTATCGTACTGGTGAACAATAACAAAAGGCTTGCCGTCAGAATTTACAACAAGACCCCCATCATTCATTGAAGGTCTTTCTTCCAATAAATATGGTCCAAATTTTTCAAGCATGTCAGGTTTGTTTGTTACATGTGCATTCACAGCCCACGCATCTTTCAATCTTGTCATGTGCGCCATAGATGACCAAAGTTTTGAACCGAGCAGTATATTATATGCGGCTTGGTCTGCAACCCAATCTGGACGATTGATTGAAAACTGATATAGATAGAAACATAATTCTTTAATCCATTTAGAACGGCCTGCTAGAACACCGACATTACAAACTTCATTCTCTTTCACTTCATTGTAGAAGTAGTCACCAAAGTTTTTACGAATGTTCTCACGGTTCCATTCTTCATCTTGAATCTTAATAGATTCTGATGATGCAATTATTCCGGGGACATACATTGGATTGACAGAATCTTCCATGAATTTGGTTGGATCAAATTGGAAGATAACATCACGCACATCAGTCGAAACGACATAACGATACACACCTTCATTCTCTTTCAAGAAATTATAGATGTGTATGAATCGTTGCATGTGAATCATCATCTTATCATTGCGTTCAACTGGTATGACAATAACACCTTCTTCGATCAATTTCTTCACCAAGTCTGGTGTAGTTCCAATCGCAAATAGAACCGTGTCACCTTTGAAACCGGTATCTTTGATTGATTGCACCCAAGGCTTGAGTACATCATAATCTGTATAGTTGTTAAATGCACCTATGATTAGGTCTTTTTCCGCCATGGGTATTCTCCATTCATTTTTTGTTTCATCACTTCATTTCCTTTAATAAAGAAAACATCTTGTACCGAATCTGCTCGACTGGCTACTCTGTAGTTTACAGTATACTCACCATTCGTGTCAAATTTTGGTAGATTTTGCATCATAAATGGAGATAAAATTCTATCAACTTCTGGTTGCTCCTGTGGGTGCCTCGCACGGCGATACCAGTAAGGAGAGAATTGAATTGCCGCCATCTTTGGAATCATAAAGCAATTCACATCAATAAATTTATCATTGATAACCGAGGTCCATTTACCAAGAGATTCACAATCGTCATTACATATGTATGTACCCTCTTGTGATACAATCTTTCTGAGTGAATATGCCCAATCGTTACCACGTTGAATAACGTCAACAAGCGATTCGATATGATGGTCTTCATACCAGTTGTCTTGGTCAAGGAAACAAATGTAGTCACCATTTGCAATGTATGACAATGCACCATAGATTCGGTGACCATTGTATTGGCTATGACCAGTATTGTATGGAAGTTGTAGTAACAAGGCTTGTGAGCCTTCTAATATTCCACTGGATGTTTTTGCATAATCTGGTCCATCAACTACCACAATATGCTCTATGTTGGAATAAGTCTGTTTATTTACAGAGTTCAATGCATCATATAATTGATGACTACCTGTTGTTGGGGTAATCACCGTCACCAATGGTTTCATAATTTATCCTCTTGTTACTTTTAAGATTCTTTGTATTTGTGCTTCAATAACTGGACCACGATTTGGCCACTTAATGATTGGTTGATCCGCAGTTTTGAGTAATTTCATCAAAAAAGGAATAATAAGTTTTTCAGCTTCAGCTAGCCTTGCTTTATACTGTTCTACCGTATCTTCTTTTTCTGAAATGATAGAGTTGTATTCTTCTTCATCGGTGGCGGTGAAGCCGAAATCGAAATCATCTTCATACTCACTGAGAATTTTTTGTGTGTCTTTGTCTAATGGCATTTTAAATGAAACAAGAAAGGTTTAGTTGGTCTTTTTTAATTGTAACAGATTTTCCATCAACTGGCGCTATGTTAAATGGTGATTTTTTACTTGCAGGTATGGAAAATTGCATTTCAAAAGTAAATTGATAATTACCACCACCTTTGTACTGTACACGGGCACGATATGTAGCCTTTGCAGATTTACCAAACATTGGAACATCCTTTAGCTTCAATGGGTTTTTAGAACCCATCAAATAGAAACCATGCGTACCAACATTCACATAAAAGGTATCTTTTTTATTGTAGTATTCTTCGATCTTACTTGCCGCAATCTCACCACGAATATCGGGAAATGTATCCCTATCTCTTTCGTATCTCTGTTGGTTCGTTAACTTACCGGCAGTTGATTCCCACAACAAGTCTTTATCACGTTTGAATGGAATTTCTTTCCATTGTTTTTTTATGATATCGAATAGACCAACTTCTTCGGCTAAATCGGCAATGAATTGTTTTTCATCATCATCTTTTTTGATATCACCGAATTTCCATGGGTTCTTTTTGTCTTTACTATCATACTTCATTACAAGAGAACCAGCAGATGCGGCGGTGATTTTCAATTCACAACCAGCCTTTTTCTTGTTATATTCAAGCATCAGGTCTGGTTGATCGTGTCCTGCACCGGCTGGAACAAAAGATTTTGGTACAAAACCCAAAGGTTTTAATATATTTGCGGCATTCACTTCGTATTGAAAACCTTGTTGTGCGGCCATTTCTAAACACTCCAAATGGAAGTATTTATACTTTGAACCCTCCAAAATCTTTCTTCTTGAAGTTACCATTTTGTTGTTGTGGTGGTCTTTGTGTTGGGTTATGTCCTGCATCAGCTAAACCGGATTGTGCATCTTGTTCAACATCATACAGTTTCATCTTTGACCTGTCAATACCAAGAACGAACCTTTTATATGCTGTTGGATCGGAGTAACGGTTCTTCAACTGTTTCACCATGATCTGATTTAATGCCTCAAGTTCTTCGGAAGAAATGAGAGCAAACATCAAGTCAGCGGTTGCTGGCAAACCAAAACTTTCACTTGTATCTTCGAGTCCGGGGTCGGATGAAGTAAAACCAGACCGTGTTGTTTGTGTAGCAGATACAATTGGGACTCCGAATTCAACTGCAAGTCCTCGCAATTCTTCTGCAATTGATTTGACATAGGTGTATGAGTTAATGTTTGCACCCGCTTTGATACGAGAAGAACAGCAAATATTAAGATAATCAATAAAAATGATATCAGGAACAAAAGATTTTTTAAGGTTAAGTTCATTCAATAGTGTTCTAAAATGTACAGCAGATGCAGATGCTGTTGGATATTCTTTAATAATCAATTTACCTGTTGTCATCTCTTTGACACGTTTGACCTTTCGGTCATACATGTCTTTAGGAAGTTTCATCAAATCATCGATGGACACATTAAGCAAATTTGCATCTATACGTTCTGCAATTTTCTCCTCAGCCATTTCCATAGTGATGTACAGTACATTTTTACCTTGTGACATAGCACCAGCGGCAACATGACACATAAAAAGAGACTTACCAACACCAGTACCAGCCAAGGCGATATTAAGGGTTTTTGTCGGAAGACCGCCCTTAGTGATTTTGTTGAAGTAATCGAGGTCGAAAGGAATTCGTTCTTCTGTTCTGTGATAGAATTCATATCGCCCATCGGAGTCCTCCAAATAATCGTGACCAACTGAATTGTCGAAACTTACTGCAAGAGCATCCGACAAAATTTTGGGAATCGCACCTTTGTCATTCGTCTTATCTTTACCATCAAGGATGGAAATTGAATTTAAGACTGCATTATAAATGGCTTTTTCCTGGCAAAACTTTTCAGTTTTGTCGATGAGCCAATTGTTATCAGTTTTTTGTTCCGTCTTTGAAGATTGTTCAATTTCTTGTAGATAAGTTTCGCACTTTTCCACTTCTTCATTTGTGAGATTACGCCTCTCTTTGATGGCCAATGTAATCGCTTCAACTGATGGTGTACTATTGTAAGCATTTGTAAATGATAAGATTTCATCATAAATCACCTTTTCAGTTCTATCTGTGAAATATTCATCTTTAAGGAAGGGCAAAGCCTTCCTCAAATAGTCTTCATTTTGTATCAGGTTCCTCAGAATAGTCTGTTCCAACTTCATCAATAATCCCTTTATCAATATTTTCCGACATGATACTAACCAAAACATCACCAATGTGATTCTTGAAATTCATGTCTCTTTCGAGTTCGTCCTTCTGTAACGGAGTCTCTAACACATTATACACGAATTGGAGATAGATGGCACCATCTTTCTCCTCCTCAAACTTCACTTTACCATATTGATAAACGGTATCAATGTATTTTCCAGATAATAGTTTGATACCAACTGTGGTGTTTTCCGATTCAGGAATCACATAATTAAAATCAACACCTTCCTTATACTGGTTCATCTTCTGCCTCGATTTCTTCTTGAATAATTTCTCCTGCCGCAACACGATATTTGTCCTCAATAAATTGACGGAACGATTCTGTCTTTAAAATTGGTAACCAAAAGTCTTTGGTGTCAGTATCTTTGATACGATACTTTTTATCTTCTACTTCACCGGAGGATACATCCACTTTGCTATACCAACCGTTTGACGGTTTGATGACATGTCCGGACTCCAATGCAATATCAAGTAAGCCTGACCAACGGCTAATACCACCATCAAAAGATACTGAAACAGGGATTTTAGATTTTTCTTTAACATAGCGGGATTTTTCTACGTTGATAATAAAATTGTAACCGACAATTTCGGTACCCTCTTTTTCTTGCTGACGACCAATAATGAAGATGTTATCGGCAGAGTAATAAGAACCTGTACCACCACCAACAATGTCTTTAGGGAACATACCAATTTCTTTGTATGTATGATTCACAACAACCATCGGAATATCTTTGAGTGAAAGATGTGGTGTCACCATACGGAACAAGGACTTAACCTGTTTAGCACGTGACATATCTGCAACAGATTTACCTTCAAGTGCATCTTCAACCTCTTTCTTAGATGCAAGGTTACCGATAGAATCGATAACAATAATCAATCTCTCACCACGTTCAAGATTGGTGAGTTGTTGCATAATATCAAACTTTAGCTGTTCAATATCTGTAAGAGGAGTATGGAGTACACGGTTAGTATCGATACCGAAGCTATCAAAATAACTCTGCGGAGTACCAAACTCAGAATCGTAAAAAAGAAGTGCGGAGTCTTCATATTTGTCCATGTAAGATTTTGCCATCAAAAGTGAGAATGCGGTCTTAAAGTGTTTTGATGGGCCTGCCCACATTGTAAGACCTGGTGTTAAACCACCATCGAGTTTACCTGATAACGCAACGTTGATGATAGGTACGGATGTCGGAATCATATCCTTGTCCGTGAAGAATTTAGACTTTGCCAGAATGGCCGAGTCTTTAATAGAACTGTTCTTTTTAATTTTGTCCAAAATGCTCATAATTTTCCTTTAATCGAATAGTGAGTTTGTTCGCTCAGTTGTCCAGTCCATACAATCAAGAATGACTTTAATTGGTTCTAAAAACGTTTTGTCAAATTGTAGATTGTAGTCGATACAATCTTGGAGACCAAACTCAGGAGGTAATCTTCCTGGGAATGACACCACATTCTCTTTGAATATGTTTGGTGTTTTGAGATAGGTAAATTTAATCTTTTCACCCTCTTGAATCAACGGATACTTCTTTGATAGACCTTTTTCTTCAAGGTACTTATTATATAGCAAGGCACCTCTCACATGGATTGGTGTACCTTTCGAATATATGGTAGTCTTGTTAGCGTACTCTTTCAGTCCATTGATACCACGTGGAAATGAAATGTCTTCCACATTTAACTTCTTGAATTGTGTCCGGAAGTTTTCAATGAATTTGTGCATGTCTGACTCGGTACCCTTCATCATAATCTGAAGTGCTTCTTTCATCTTCTCACGCACAGGCGCAGGCGTGGAGGACTTAATCATTTCGAGACCCATGACCTTCATGTCAGGTTCAGTGTACTGAACACCTTCATTGTTATACACGTGCATGATATAACGTTTCTTGGCAGTCCAAATACCTTTGTCAGCCAATGCTTCACGCTTCATTTGCATCTTCTGTGCATATGCATGAACATAGTCTGCTAATTCACCATAAGATTTGTCGATGAATGGTTGAATCTTTTCTTCACAAACTTTATCCATAAATTGGATTACTTTGTCTTTTGGTAGTTTTACTTCACCGCCAGCACCATAAACCTTTTCAACCAATTCACCAAGACGGAGATAAATGGAATCTGTGTCAGACGCAATAACATAATCTTTATCGGTCTTCAACAAACCATTCATGTAAGAATTGATCTTCTGTTCAATCCAACGAATACTCAATTGACCAGCAGTGGTGACACCCAAGGCCATACGTAGATCATAAAACCGAAAATATTGGGAACCCAAAGCGCCATAAGCACTATTAAGTGATACTTTTTTTGCCAACTGTAGGTTGTTGTATCTGGCGATACGTTTCTCAATGTCATATTTCTTAGTATCATCTTTTTCAACCTCATAGTCTTTCTTGGCTTGAATCATCATCTTCTTGAACTTCTTACGGTCTTCATACATATCTTCCATCATTTTAGGTAAGAAGCCTTGTATATCGGTACGGAAGAACTGACCATTCGGAGTGATTGTCACATTTTCCAAAGTAGACAAGTCAACTTCTTTTTTCAGAAGTTTATCAACAGATACACCTTGCGAAAGAATATCACGCATATCTTGTGTGTAATTTGCAGGTTCAATCAAAGTCTCTGGCGAGATATTGTACTGCATCATCAAGTGGGGATACAGAGAGTTCAAGTCAAATGATGCAACCCAATTGTGAAGACCAACTTGTGGTTCTTTCACATATGCACCTTCGAAAGCGGCATCTTTATCTTTGACAATACGTGGAGGAACCACAATGTTCTGATTCATCAAGTGATTGTATGTTAGAGCATCCCACATACGTGTCTGTGCAAACACATCATCATAGTTTGTCTTTGTGTCATAAGCCAGAGTGAGTGCCAGTTCCAACAACTTAAGTTTATCTTCGAGTTTGAGAATCAAGTCAACGTCTTTGATGTTGTATTCGATAAACAGTTGGTAATTCAAACGATAAAGCTGGTGCAGGTTCTCATATTCTTCATATGAAATTTTACCTTCACCGAGTTCAAATTGTGCGATTGCATCCAAACGATAGGATTCTTGCGACTTGCCGTTTGGTGAATACCATTTGTACAGTTCAAGATAGTCGAGGTCACCAACGCCAACAAGTTCATACACCGTCATTTTACGGTTCATAACAAATGCTTGACGTTCAGAGATAATATTCCACGGAGAAAGTTTCTTAGCCTCATCTTCACCGAGAACTTTACGCATACGATTCACAAGATACGGTACGTCAAAGAACTTGGTGTTCCAGCCAGTGAGTGCATCTGGACATTTCTCTTGCCAGAGTTTGAGGAAGAACTTGAGCAGGTGATATTCATCTTTACACTTCATGTAACGTTCTTCACCCTTGACCTGATAATCACCGCAACCGAAAACGAACATATGCCCACCGATAAAACGGAGGGCAATAGCAGTAACTGGTTCATTTGCGAGATATGGATCAGGGAAACCATTCTCTGAACCAACCTCAATGTCAACAATAGCAATCGAGACTTTATCAAAGTCCCAATCAATCATTTCTTTGTGCTGTTCACCGATGAATGCGTACTCAAAACGGTTTTGACCATAAATTGTTTTACCTGAAACACCTTCAAACTGGCGCAGGTAATCACGTGCTTCACGCATTGTGTCAAACTTATGTGGTTGAAGATATACACCATCAAGCGAGGTGTAATTTGTAACCTTGTTTGATTTTTCATATAGTGTTGGCTGATATGGAATCTTTAACTTCGTTCTCTTACCGTCAGCGATACCACGGTAAAGAATGTTGCTACCAACAGATTGTACGTTTGTGTAGAAAAGAGACATTAACCTGTAATGATTTGAGTTGGAGGAGTAATGATACCAGAACCGAACATCTGGTTGTAATTGTCAGAAATATCTGTTGCAGGTGTATAATTATACACTACATGTAAGGGTTCTACAAGAATTGTTTCACCTTCTTTTTGTTGTGAGAAGGTTGGAAAAGGAACAAAACCCATCTGAGGTGGAGCACCAGCAACTTTTGGTGGTACCATACGGAGTTGCACTGGATTTTTTAGTTGTAGTTGACCTTGCAGTGACACGGAAATGTCGGCGATAACTTCTTCACCTGTCACCAATTTAATACCTTGAATATTCATAATTATACCTCTGTGTTGAAAAAGAATGTTTGGAACAATCGTCCATTATACAATGAATCACCAAAGCCTGGCAACATACTTCTGTGGTAATATTCACCACGGTACATTACCAATCTATTGAAGATGTTGGATACCTGAACGATTGGTTCCCATCTATCCAAATCTGTTATTTCTTCTGTATTGTTGTTGTAATCCGTTGCTGGGTTTTTTGGATCATACATCGAAATCTTTGTTTTTTTGTTCCGATAAATTGCTGTTCCAGCCTCCAACGGAGCATCCGGTGTTAGATAAAGTACCGCAGCCCAATTAGTCGGATCATGATGTATCCAAGTGGTATCATTGGAGGTGGTGTACTGGAATGCTGTATTGTATTGTTCTGGCCACCAAGTAATTTTTTTCCTTAGTATGTCCTCAAACATCGTTTTGGCGTTGGTGTTATGTTCTCCACGCATTACGTCTGTTCTGACACCTGGATAGTTACCAGAAACGGTGTAGGGGAGTGAAAGTGCATAATTTCTAACTTGGAGTGGATTTCCATAGAAATTATCAAAAATCATAAGTGATGGAGTCATTTAAAATCCCAAATAATTATATAGTTGTCTATAAAGCTAAATACTTTTGTCAAAGTGGATTTTAGCACTTTTCTGATGGAATGTCAAGGGGTTAAGTGGTATGAATAATTTGGAGAAAGTAAAAAAATGTTTAAAAAATTTGTTATTCACACATTATTGTTTATAAGCATTGGTGTAGTGAATGCACAACCCATAGTTACAGAATCTACTACCAAAAGCACAGTAGATTCCACATCTAATTCTGTAACAACATTAAAATCTCCACCACCATCGGCGATCACTCCAACCATGAACATATCAAATTCTGATTTATGTACTGTTGGTGTAGCTGGTGCCGTCCAAACACAGATTCTTGGTCTTTCCGCTGGTACTACCGTTAGGGATATGAATTGTGAAAGACTAAAGCTATCCAAAACATTATTTGATATGGGTATGAAAGTTGCGGCCGTATCTACGTTATGTCAAGATAAGCGAGTATTTGATGCTATGATGATGGCAGGCACTCCATGTCCGTATGATGGCGCCATTGGAAATGAAGCTAAACAGCAATGGAAAGTTAATGAAGCCAAGCAGCCAGGTAATAGAGAACAAACAAAGGGAGAATTGAGTGATGGCACTAAGACATTCTTTGGTGGTATGGGTATTCTTAGCCTATTGCTCCTTCTCTTACTCTGAAATCATTAGCGGCACTACACTCAATGCGGCTGGTAATGGATTAACATGGTCTATGGGCAATGTATTGCCTGCCGCCACGGGATTGACAGTTGATGGTGTTATATATCAATATTCCGCAGTAAAGAATACCAGAGATCCAATGGTCGTTAACATACAAAATAAAGACGCTATTCGACCTGGATTTGTTTTTAGGAGTCAAGATGATTGGTCTGGTTTACCCGGTAATACCATAACAAAAGTGATGCCATTAGACAATATTCCAATTACTCGTTGGGGTGCTGGAAGCATTACCGTGGATGGTATTGGAGAGGTGAGAAATCCATCAGTAATTTATAAATACAAATATGATACCTGTGTTGATCCATTGAGTAGTCCAACCTGTCCAGGATATGCAGAGGCAATGGCGAAAAAATTGACTGAAAAACCAGCTGAAATATATGATCCCCTATCAGATCAAAATATACGAAATGTATTAGATGCAAAGTATGTAGATGAAGAAGAAAAAAGAGTTCCAGTATCTTCCGTTACAAGAAGAAATGATAAACCTATCGATAGAAAATCAATAGCTTCACCATTGAGTCCAGATGATGCTGATAAAGCATTGCAATTAGAAATGTTGAATAACATACCAGGAATTGAATTGTATAGAGTGAGTATTCCTGGTGGAGTTTATAATGATGTACTTCGTTATCCTGATAAAAAATTACCGGATAGTAGAAATGCAAGAAGATTTGGCTTCGCCCAAGAAAGTTTGCATAATGCTATGATGGATTTACAATATAAAAAGTAAAAAAGGAAAACAGAAATGTTTAAAAAAATCGTATTAGCAAGTTTGCTTGCTACTCCGCTATTATCAATAGCACAAGACGTTCCAATCACTGGTGTGGTTTCTTCTAAGTGTATCATCTACACTGAAACGCCTGGTGTATATGGTAACCCATCACCAAACGTGTTAAGCACTTTACCAGCCGATGGTGGTGTTCAACCAATAATCAGATATGATGTACTTCAATCTGGTTTCTACAAGGCTGTTATTACAACACCAAACAGTTTTTCATCTTCACCATCATTATCCGATAATGTAACATGGACCGGAAGTGTTGATGTGAGTAGAGTAACTAATGCTGCCATGTCGGCGTATTCAACTAATAAAATAACATACAACAACACCACAGAAATTGTTTTATCTGTTCCTGGTACAGTTTGGTTCAAAGCAGAATCAAAGGCTGAGTATGGATACAATAAAGCATTTCCTGCTGGAACTTATAGGGCTATGGTAACAGCAAGCTGTATAGCAATATAAGATTATGTTTCGTTATGTTTTTATGGTAATGGCTTTAATCGGTGGCTATGCAAATGCCCACCAATTTTTGCCAACTTATCCCAAGTTTGAACATTCGTTTATTACTGGTGTCATGCAAACTAAAATGGAATTGTTTAACAAACGGAGTGATGTTGAATACTATGAATTGGGTGTTTACGATAAAGACTGGAATGCATTGCCTTTTGCATCAGAAAGCAAAATAATTCAAGTCAATTATCTGCAAACAAAGCCTGTCAATGTTTATATCAAGCGAGAGGATTTGATAAGAGTTACTTATATTTGTACTGAATCTAAGCATAAAAGAGAAGGTAGTCGAAATACAGTAATATCAACTCAAATTTGCTCCAAAATAAAATGAAATATTTTGTTGCTATTGTCTTATTATTTTTGAGCACTTTAAGTAATGCACAAAATGGTTCAATGACTCTTTCAATGCCTAGTGCGCCTGGTAGTTTTCAATCTGATAGATTTAGGGCTGGTGATTTAGATTGTTCCATGGCAATAGGTTCGGCGACTAATCTTGAATTTGGTGTACTTGGAGTAATTAACAATAACCAGCAAATAACTAACGGAGCACCACAAAATAGAGATGTTGGTGTATATGGAAGAATCATTATACCCATTGGCGCACCAAAGGGACGTGTTGATTGTAATAGATTATATGAGATGGAATTAAAAAAGAGAGCAATGGAAATCCAAAAATTAGAAAGTGAACTTAATAATTTAAGAAACCTGAGATTCGAAAAATAAAATTTTTGGCATATCCGTATAACGGAGAATAAAATGCCAGATATAGATAAAAAAATAGATCAGTTAGAAGAAGCTAAACAAAAATACGCCAGTAAAGACACTGTAATTAGCATTGGTGGTTATGAGTTTACCCCCGCAAAACTAATGGTTGCGTTCACATTAGTTTCATCGATACTTGGTGGTTTATACGGTGCATTTGAAGTCTATAAAGACTATCAAAGCATGAAGAAAAAGATTGCTGAATATGAAGCACCTGATTTATCAGAGTTTGATAAACGTTTGGCCGTCATTGAAGAAAATTCTGGTAAAACCAGTGACTATACACGTGATATCAAAAACGATTTAAAGAATGATATTCGCCGTAATGAATCTGTTACGGAACAAATTGAACGTAGTGTAAAGCAAGCCCAACGTGAGACTGAATCAGAAATGCGTGATATGCGTAAAGCTGTACGTGAAGATTTGGAAAGAGCCAGAGTTGAAGCCAACCAAATACGCAAGGATATGGAACTGACACGTAAAGAAATCAATTCAGAATTTAACAGTGCCCGTAGGGAAATTTCCAGAGAAGTGGAAACACTTAAAAAGGAAGTCGATAACAAGATACAAAAGGCTATCGACAATCCACTAGCAGGTAAATAATGGTGCGACCGGGGAATTCCGACATCCCGACCAAGGGATTATGAGTCCCCTGCTCTACCTCTGAGCTACGGTCGCATCTGGTGCGGGTAGCCGGACTCGAACCAGCACGCCGAAGCGGGAGATTTTAAGTCTCCTGTGTCTACCATTCCACCATACCCGCATATCCATTTTTAACCACATTTAAACCGTTCTTCAGCGTTTAGTCGCTATCTCCCTTACTAATCGGGCGTAGGGTATGTGGTTAAAAATGGACACCTTTCGGTGCCCATAGCCGTTACAGCACTTTGTAACGGTCATCCATGATGGTCTTAAGCATCACAGATTCTGGTGTGAAGGTTTCAATGTCACCAGCAAGGAGTGGCTTAACCACGGCTGGAGAGAAACCAGACACCAGTGCAGTACCAGACTTGTCAAACTTCACAGGCGCATTGCCATATGAAGCGTTCAAGTTCCAGAATACAACCTTTGGAAGGGTGTAGCCTGCGGCTTCGTACTTACGTGCAATCATTTCGATTGCAGAGTCATCATGCTTGACACATTGGTCAAATTGCATGTCTGACAGAATCAACACCATTCCTGGCATATCTTCTTGTGCTACGTTACCTTTTACAGCAACGTCTAGGATTTTTGCAAAGGCCTTGTTCAGGTCAGTGTTCATATCCCAGTTGGACTTAACCATTTGGTCAATCTTAGAATTGATACCACCCTTTAGGTGCATCAATTCTGGCTTACCAGAGAAGGTCAAGAATGTGTCCTTGAACGCACCCTTGTTCTTGTCAGCAAGGTACAATCCCAAAGAGACTGCAACTTCCAAACAGGTCAACTTACCAGTCTTGCCTGCGGTGCAGGTCATAGAACCAGATACGTCAACCAGAGGCAGAATGTTTGCATCACCAACATAGTTAGGCAATGCATTCCATTGTGCTTCAATCAAGTCCATTTCGGTCTTGTTGTATGTAACTCCATAGTTGGAGATACGACCCTTCAACACATCATATGGAAATACCGCAGATGCGTTAACCTTAACTTCAGGGTTATCACCCTTCACCAAAGATGCAACATATGCCGCATACTTTTCAGTGTTACGGTTGAAAGCCTTTTTGTAACGTGCAGACGCTACGGAAGGAACATGTGAGAAGTTAATGGAATCCCAGTCCTTTGCACACATGTTGGTTTCAACGACCTTGGTCATTTCGACCAAAGACTTACGGTAGAACTTTGGTGACATTCCGAAGAATGTACGGATTTCTGCCGCAATTGGACCTTGGCGAGGTGTCCACTTAGCCGCAAGTCCATTCTTTTCACGCAAAGCGTTACCGAGCATGGTGTATGCGGCTTCTTTCAGTGCCTTGGTCTTGAAGACAAACAAGTCATCCCAACGACCCAATTCTGGCACTTTAGCCAACAGAGCCTTAGCGGCTTCTGTATCAGTCTTTTCCAGATATACTAGGATATCACGGAAAAGTTGACGTTCACCGGCACCACCACGTGCGTCACGTAGCCATGCGGCAACTCGTAGAGCCAATTCACGGTTCTCTGCCAAGGCAGCCGCAAATGCAGGCTTAATATCTTTTCCACGGGATGCACCCGCATTGTAAAACAAATCTACCACCGCATTGGCAGTTGACTTGCGAGCCTTCATACCGTTTGTGGTACGGGCTTCTTGGTTCTTAACAGCTTCGACAAATGTTGACATAATGAACTCCTTTTCAATCAACAGGTTAAACTTTTTGCATCCCCTATGCTACCATTACATTAGACACCCATTCGGGTGAGCCGGAATCGAACCGGTCTCGGGGTTTTCAGTTGCATTAAAATTGTTGCGGAACTTAACCTAAAAAAACAACAGAATAGTTTTCTACTTTTTGATTTAAGTGAGAACTCGAAACTCACTATCTTATGATACGGGTATGAATCCGTGATAAGTGTTGCTGAAACTATTCTAAAAATCTCCAAAAAAAACAACAGAGTAGTTTGATTGCCACCTTGGCGATCACGCTAGTTTTGGTGCGTAACATAGGAATCGAACCTACAAATTTTGATTTTGCTGAACCTACTCTAAAACTTTCAAAAAATAACAGGATGGTCGGTTTGTATTTTAACTTGGTTCTTAAACCACAGAGTACCCTTACGGCAAATGCAACCCTCTGAAATCATATGGTTTACCATAATCTTTTCTGTCTTTCCAGAGTCCAATTTAGTTCAGGTTATTTCCCTAGCTTCGTAATTACACCTTACGGTGGTTCTCCTATAGAAGCACTTCAGCTTTAGTACGTTTAAACTTGCTGTATCCATCCTAAAAAACTTTAATAATCTCCATATAAAGATTATATCACGTTAAGTGTAATTTGTCAAGTCTTTTTTAGCATTGTTGCCAAAAAACAACATGGTGTCCTCAACAGGAATCGAACCTGTATCCAGAACTTAGGAGGTTCTTATTCTATCCGTTGAACTATAAGGACGGTGGAGGAAGAAGGAGGAATTGAACCCCGACCAGCATCAGCCAGTCTTCCGCTTTCCAGGCGGACGTAGGAACCATCCTACTGCATCTTCCGTGGTGCCTCAGGGGGGATTCGAGCCCCCAAAATCCAGTGTTTGAGACTGGCACGTATACCGATTCCGTCACCGAGGCGTTATGTCATTTGATCTATGTTATTACCGATTTTTTGTGTCGAATCTATTTGACCATTTTTCGTGTACGTTTGATACGTAAACTCTACCACATCTTTAATTTTTACTCCGGCATCATCAACAATGGTTTTCCTTTTTGTCGTGCGGATTAAATCGTAGTATATATGTGTTTGTGTTGATACAGAAGACACGTGCATATAGAAAACTCCTTTATGGTGCTCTCAACAAGAATTGAACTTGTGTTTCACCCTTACCAAGGGTGTGTAATGCCATTATACTATGAGAGCGAAATTGGTGGAGATGGTGGGATTCGAACCGCACACAAGAACTTTTACAGAGTTATAGCTTAGGTTGTTGCAGAACTTATCCTTTACAGGATAATTTTTTTGCTTTGCTATGCTACCATTACATCACATCTCCAAAATTGGTGGGGTGCCGCAGATTCAAACTGCGTTCTCTCGGCTTAAGAGGCCGGACTTCATCATCAAAGTTTGCTCCCCATATAGAAACACACTAACGAACCTGGTTGTGGGATTCGAACCCACGTTTTCCCGTAGCACCAGCGGCACTGCTACTTACCGATCAATGTATTTCTATATGGTGCGTCCTAGAGGGATCGAACCTCTTTCCACGGTGCTTCAAACCGTTGCTATGACCACATCAGCTAAAGACGCAAATGACACACTACTTATCTCATTGTACGCCGAGTGTCATGGCGATATTGAATTTGTAAGTAGTTCCACCACGTTATTGGAACCATTCAGCCGATTATACAAGTCCGGACGGCAGTCGGTACGCCACTTGGAATACTCGTCAGAGGAAACCCAAACGTTACTAAGATGGGATACGAGCCCATACCTCTTTTTACACTGAAAGGTCCTTCGAAGTAACCTAGACAATGTGACTTTCTCTTGCTGACACTTACAAAACTTGGTACCTGGTGTTGGACTCGAACCAACATCGCTCTCCTTGTAAGGGAGACGTATCACCTCTCTACGCAACCAGGCATTAATCTTCAAATACTGCAATCACATCATCAATGTGAATGCGATACATTTCTTTCTCTATTTTATACGCTTTATTCCAATTTAGCAATAGTTCTTCACCAATCTTTACCGAATCAACGGAAGTGGCAACAACAATTGCACGATCCGGTTCCATTGAACTTTGTAAAATAATACCACCAGAAGAAACTTTCTCAGGTGCTTTTCGTTCAATGATAACACCATTATTCAATGGAACATACGTCATAAAATATCCTTTTTAAAAAATTGGGGTAACTAATGGGTATCGATCCCATGCTACGACTTTCACAGAGTCGGGTGCTACCATTACACCATAGCCACCATAAAAACTGGAGCGGGTAGAGAGAATCGAACTCTCACATTAACCTTGGCAAGGTCATAAGCTACCATTACATCATACCCGCAACAACTTAATCCGCCATTTCTTGTTCTGCAAGAATCCGCTTTAGACGGTCTGCACAGAAAGAAGCGGCTGGTGCATCTGGTTTAACCATTGGTGTCATGTTACATGTACCTTTGATATAACCAATTGCTTGTTGAACAACACAAGAAGAACCGTGTTCATCAGACTTGTTAAGGTCTAGGTGAACTTCAACATGACGGTCTTCTAGCACATCTTGCATTTCCTGAAACAACTCGGAAACTTTATATACTTCTGTCATCAGACGCATAGCAGGCTTGGACTTCTTGTGGTCATAATCCAATTCACGGTCAACAAATCCGAAGATTTTACAACCGTGGCGACCATCGATATGAACAACGACAGCCAAAGCGTAATCTGCATACCAAACACCGTTAACACGCATACGTTCGGAATCTGCACCAAGGTAAACACGTGTGTCTGGACCTTGAGCCATAATAAAGTCTTTTACTTTTTGGATATCGAAATTTTTCATATCATTTCCTTAAATTGGCATCCCGCCAGGGACTCGAACCCCGACCAACAGTTTTGGAGACTGGTATGCTGCCATTACACTAGCGAGATATTATTTTTCAACTACTTTTTTCAGAATTGGAATTAGCAAGTCTTACAAACTCCTCATCTTCAATTTTTTGATCTTCTTCTTCTTTCAAATCACGACTAAAGATTGCATCCCAACGTTTTGAGTATTCGTCATTTGCAATGCTGAATGGTCGTGGTCTTGAACCTTTTCCACCATCACTCATATAATCTTCCTTTAATGTCTTTTTGTTGAGCCTTGCGTTCTGTTTTCCAGAACACACGTTTAAAATCTCTTAGGTGTTTCCACCACTGTGGAGCACCAGTCAGATTGCCTTTTTTAACATTAGCCATTTGGAACTCCTAAAAATTGGCCGGTCCTGAGAGAATCAAACTCCCACTTCTAGGTTCGTAGCCTAGTGTAATATTCATTTTACTAAGGACCGAATTGGTGGTGCTAGAAGGTACCGAGCCTTCCTCATCGGCTTATGAAACCGTTACGCATCCGTCTACGTCATAGCACCATATAGAAACACACTGATGTTTTGAGGCTCTTAAACTAGGCACGTGGACTTAATTTGCCAAATGCCACGGACTTCCCGGTCCTGATCTCAATGTGTTTTTATATGGTGGAATCACGGGGAATCGAACCCCGAACTGTAACTTGCAAGGCTACTGCGTTCCCAATTACGCCATGACCCCATATACAACAGAATAGTTTTTGCGTTTTCAATTACAAGTTGAATGCTTTATATTTGCTGAACCTATTCTAAATCTTACTTCTTGCTTGAAGGCTGACGGATATCAGACTTCAAAATATCAACGAAACTTTTAATAACCGATCCACGCTTATGTGCATCAAGTTCCGATGCGGCCAAACGTTTCACACTCTTAGGCACTTTTACTGCCTTTGCATCATAACCACGACAAGTCATAAAAACTCCTTTTAATAAAAATGGCTCCAGTGGCAGGGATCGAACCTACGACCAATTGATTAACAGTCAACTGCACTACCGCTGTGCTACACTGGAATAAAAACAACAGGATGATTTTTGTCGCTAGACAACCAAAAAGTTTAGCTAATTTTATTTGCTGTACTCATCCTAAAAACTGGTCTCGATGGCAAGAATCGAACTTGCGCCACATGCTCCCAAAGCACGGATGATACCATTTCACCACACCGAGAAAACTGGAGCAGTCACTACGATTCCCACGTAGATGATGGGTGGACCCCATCACGGTTAATATCCGACTGCATAAAAACTGGAGCGGAGTGAGAGAATCGAACTCTCAACAACAGATTGGAAATCTGTAGTTTTACCATTAAACTAACCCCGCAAAATACTTGGTGCCCCATGACAGAATCGAACTGCCGTAACCGCGTTACAAAGGCGGTGTAATACCATTATACTAATAGGGCAAAATTGGGAGCAGGTGACAGATTCGAACTGCCGATGCACCTGGCTTATGAGACCGGTGTGGTGACCACCCTACCTGCAAAACTTATTATAACATACTTTATATATGTTGGCAACTGGTGGAGCCTGAAGGAATCGAACCATCCGCCAACCACCCCTCAATTAAAGGCAACGGATTTACAGTCCGCTGAGAGGAACAGGCTCCAAAAATACAACAGAATCCGCTTTTAGTTTCATTTTCAGTGAAAGTTTTTTATTTGCTGAATGGATTCTAAAACTTGGTCCTCTCGACAAGAATTGAACTTGTGATAACCGCTTATCAAGCGGACGTTATACCATTTAACTACAAGAGGAAAACTAACTGGCGGTCCTAAGGGGTAACGATCCCCTTCTTTTGGCGTGACAAGCCAACGTGCGTCCATGAACACTTTAGAACCTAAAACATGGTGCCCTAGGAGAGACTCGAACTCTCAGAACCTGGTTTCTAAGACCAGTACGTATACCATTCCGTCACCAGGGCAAAAATCATTTGGTAGGGCTGGAGAGAATCGAACTCTCGTTGACCGGTTAAAAGCCGGATATTCTGCCATTGAATTACAACCCCATACTACCATTTGTTTAGTGTTATCGTGCCCATTTGCCAACAAAGGTGCTTCCTCTGGCAAGCGACTAGCGGTTATATTAGGACCTGTTCCTCGCACAGTTAGGCCCGCATAGCTATAGCGTCCTATAGCGATACCCTGATAACACTAAACAAATGGTACACCGTACGGGTAACGATCCCGTCTAGTCACCTTGAAAGGGTGATGACCTCACCTGAAGTCGAACGGTGTACAAAAAATTACACTTAACTTTTTAAAGAACATTTGATTGATTTCTCAATTCATGGATGAATTATATCACAACCAGAATCTTTGTCAACCATGTTGTTGTAATTTAACAACAACTAAATTTGGAGTCGGTAACAGGATTCGAACCTGCATGTAACGGATTTGCAATCCGCTCCCTAGCCTTTCGGGTCACACCGACATATCTTTCTTGCGAGATATCCATCCATTATACAACGGATCTTTTACCTCGTCAACACCAAACTTACCAACAATTTCAAAGTCCGGACCCTTGATGGTCACAAACTCATTCATATGTTTAGCAAGATTCATTGCTTCGGCAAGTGTAAGAACCTTGAACGATTCTTCTTTTCCTATCACTTTAAACATACTCACCTTTCATTTGGTACCTCGACTGAGAATCGAACTCAGATGAACCAATTATCTGTTGCTTACGGGATATAAATCCGCCGTTTTACCATTAAACTACCGAGGCATGGTGGTGAGTGTGGGATTTGAACCCACGGACCCAATTTCTTGAGCCAACACCTTAGCAGGGTGCCGATTTAAACCACTCATCCAACTCACCATATTAATTGGAGGAAGGTAACAGAATCGAACTGTCACCCCGTCAAGGATGGACCGGATTTCAAGTCCAGTTAGCTTCCAAAGCATCTACCTTCCAATTATGTTCCACGATAATACTTTGCCCTAGGTCTTCCTTGTTTCTTGTTTGCACCTTTCCAGGTTGCAGTCAATGAGTGACAATTTGGACATAAAAGTTTTAGATTATCTTCTTTGTTGTTGGTGTAATCACCATCAACATGTTCTAATTCTAATGGTATTTTGTCAGTAAATATGTTTGTTTTAGACCAACCACATTCACAACATTTGTTTTCATACTTCTCAAAAAGATAACGGCGTATATGATATGATGTTGCGGTTTTACCTCGCATTCCATCATGTTCGTCGTTTTTCCATTGTTTGATGAATTCTTTATATTGATAGTCATTTTGACATTTAACATCACAATATTTTTTATTCTGTGATGGATAAGCATCAAATTCTTTATTGCAACATAAACACTTATAAGTTTCCATAAAAATCTCCTTCAATATTATTTATACCGATAGTGATTTATACAGTCGCTCATTACCATATTAAAACACATTACCTTCACTCACTTACGATTGACGTAACCAGCGGAAGTTAATGACCTGCTCATGTGTCACTATAACATGTTTTAATATGGCACCCGAGGTAGGAATCGAACCTACAATAACAGAGTCAAAGTCTGGTGTGTTACCACTACACTACTCGGGATCAAATTACACTTAACTTTTTAAAGAACGTTGTTGATTTCTCAACTGAAGATACGTATTGTACAGGCTTTTTAAACTTTGTCAACACATGTTGTTGTAAGATTACAACATCTCCAAACAAAAACCCTCAGATTTTTTAGGTCTGAGGGTTGTGAAACTTTGGTTTACTTTTATAGATTTACCGTGTTCCACTACCCCCTACGTGCGCCCATGACTGATTATCGCTACCAATAAACGGTGTGCGATACTCAACCTTTGAGGCTGTTATGGAGAGGGGTGTGTATAAATTTGTCATAGTGCTATTATATAGGCATTTTTTTCTTTTGGCAACACATTTTTAAAAATATTTTTAAATTTCTTTCCACTTACCATGTTCGATAGGTACCCAATGTTGTGGGTCACGGAGAATTTCAAACGTTGTCGGTGGCCATGTGATACCGTGGCTTGCAAGATGCGTTTGCACCAAATGTTCTGGATTGTATTTGACACCACGATTATACATCTGGTCAAAATAATCTACTGCATCGGTATAAATTGACATGGCATGTGGAAGTCCAATGGCAAATTGGTCATTGAAGTTTGGTTCATAACCATATCGCTGATTGTTTGGAATGTATATTGTACCTGGTGATTCCAATAAACATCTGTGTGCCAATTTCAAATCAATCGGCTCAGATAAACCTAAATCTGTACGTGAACGAATTACCAAATCGTATGCGTCAAGTTCTCTACGCCACATATCACAATACTGGAGGCACTTGTATTGTTGCCAAACGTTTGCTGGTGTACTGTTATATGGTTCATACTCTTTAGGTATTTCTCCTAATGCAGAAGGATCAAGAACCTCAATGAATTTGATTTTGTACCAAGGTGGTAGATGTGCTTGGAGTTTGTCTCTGACTTGACCGGCAGATTTTAAATCACACCAATTCTCGGAGAGTTTTGGGTCCCATCCAAAATCTCTACGCCAAAATACGATGTAAACATCGATTGCTGATTTGGTTAGATTTTGTAATTGCGAATCAAAGTCTGCTGAGAATCGGGGATTACCCGTTAGTAGTAATGCGGTTTTCATCGTTCACATGTTTCCATTTTATATCTTCTTTAACAATCGGAGCATCTGGATTAGATATACCCTCAAAAATATTCCAAAGTTCCTCTTTGACGGCAAATTTTGTCCAGAGTCCAGTTTCGAGACTGTATGCTTCTAGTTCCCAGGGGTGGTGATAGTAATCGATTGAATCGGCATCAACTGTTATACCTTTCCATTTCGAAAGTGTTTCATTTGTTTCACCATTAACGAATTGTTTTATATGCACCATTTCGTGTGCAAGTGTTTTGAATATCTCTGCGGCACCAATCCAAGGATGAATTTCAATTAAAAATTCTCTTGCTTTGTTTGATGCATTATATTCTTCTATTGATGCTAGAGCCCAAACTTGCAGTTTGTCGTCAAATTTTATTGTGAGGAAAATGTTATCTCTTAGTCTTTTTGAAGGTATAAGATTTTCAGCATAAAAATCTACTGCCCTTTTCACGAAGGGTTTAAAATCTTTGTCTGGACAATTTATGACCTTGACTTGCATTTTGACTCCAGTTTCTATTCATATTTATCTACTGGAAAATTTCATATTATGAAATTAAACTTGAGTCACCAGAACTCCTGCTTTCTCCAGGAATTGAAGGCCATCATCATTACGATAAGAATTACGATAATACACAGAACTGATACCACTTTGATAAACAAGTTTGGCGCAATCAAGACAAGGGGCATGAGTAATAAAGATAGAAGCACCGTCACCAGATTCAGTTGATCTAGCCAACTTAGCAATAGCGTTTGTTTCTGCATGTAGCACCTCCGGCTTTGTTACCAATGTTCGTTTACCTTTAAGATCAAGTCCAAAATCATTTTCACAAGTATTGTCCCATCCAGATGGCATTCCATTGTAACCAATAGAAATGATGCGATCATCTTTTACGACAATAGCACCAACATGAAGTCTCACAGCAGATGAAAGTTCCGCAAATGTTTCTGCGGTTTTCATATATGCTTCAATAAATTTTTGTTTCATTTAGTTTGTTCGGCTAGTATCTTATAACCCTTACCTGTCGGATGAACACCATCAGCACTCATGTTATTGGTAGGTCTTGGAATTACAACGTCACCATATTCCTTGGCAAGTGTCATTATAGCTTCATGCGGAATAGGCTTACGATCTTTTCCTGGATCAATCCAAAAGACACGTTTACCTTTAATGGCTTCACGCATCTTTCTCAGTTCTTGTTCCGTTTTCACGCCTTTGTGGTCATTCGCACCAAGACTGATGATGATTGTTTCGTATGATTTTGTAGTTGCAGAAGAAAGATAATCTTTATTCCAAGCCCAACTATTCCAACCATTTTTAGAATATGATACGCATTCTTTTCGGTACATTGCTGTACCAACCGCAATGCTGTCACCAATCACCATACAATCAATCATAGCGTTTCGTATTCGTCTTTACCAACACCACATTCTGGACAAGTAAAATCATCAGGCAACGTATTCCACGCACCTTCGGTTGCTTCATCGTGTTCGTGGCCACAGACCACACATACATGTACTTCACTCATTATAATGTCTCCCAAATTTCTTTATATGCATATGCATGACGTTCTTCAACTTTCTTCAAAGCATTGAAACGCTTTTCAGCTTTTTCTAGGATCGCTTTGAATGCTTGAGCATGTTCATTAGATTCGCGACCTTGTTCATTGAATTCTTTTACGGCTTCAATGTTTTGTTCAGCTTTGGCAATTCGTTCAAACTGTGGATACATTTCTGTAAACTCATAGGTCTCACCTTCGATGGCAAGTTCTAAGCATTCTTTAGTAGTTGGTTTACCAACCAACAATTCCAAATGACCCCATGCATGTTTGATTTCTTGGTCCGCAGTGTGTTCAAAATGTTTTGCAACATCTTCAAAACCCTCAGCACGTGCAAGTTTCGCAAAATAGCGGTACTTGATGTGTGCCATCGACTCACCGGCCAATGCACTCTCAAGATTTTTTAACGTAACAGAATTTTGTTCTTTCATATGGTTCCTTATTAATTGGTCCGGCGTGCAGGAATCGAACCCACATTCAAGGTGTAGAAGACCTTTGTATTGTCCATTATACGAACGCCGGAGTTTTTATTTAGTGTAATCAATCTTATGTATAAGTTTATCTTCCATCCAGTAAGAACAGAGTTCAGACTTATCATCTTTCAAACGATCAATCATTTTAGCAACTTCTTCACGTGTAGTCTCACGACCCTCGATGATTTGCTCACCGAGGAACTTCTGAGTTACTTCATCAAATTCACGATTATGCTCAGTCATTACCAATTCGTCATATGCATGTTCAAGGCTTTCAGCCTCAATAATATACTTATTACGAAAAGAAACCAACACATCAACTTCAAATAATGCCATAATCAAATTCTTTCAATAGTTTAGTAATCACATCTTCACGTTTAACACCCATCACTTCGTCCAACATACGTTTCAACAAATCAATTTGACCTTGTTTCCACTTACGGTCTTCTAAACTAAAAGACGAATTCATAATATCGGTATGCCAAAGGATTTCAAACTCAAGATAATTGAGAATAACATCCTTCGACATATCAAACCTCAATAAATTGCAATTGGAAAATATCGGCTTGATGTTCATAATTATGATAACCACGTGGGTTAGCAACAATACGTGTTGAGCCAATCATGTAATCAAAATTGTGATGTGTGTGGCCATGCGTCCACAGTTTGATTTGTGGATGATCCAAAATGAATTCAGACAAATCAGAACTGTAAGCACCGTTCACCATAACATCTTTTTCATACTGTGGCTTCGTTGATTGCTTAGAAGGAGCGTGATGACCTACGACAATCCAGTTTTTAAGTGGCTGTGCGGTAATTGCTTCATTCAATGCAACCAAAGTAGCTTTGTGTTCACGTACAGATTTTTCCGGAGAAAATTTACCAGTACGTGTGTGAAACTCTTGACTTACAATGTTATTGTAGTCCGTACTTCCATCTTCTTTGGCACCATAAACAGGTACTTTGTAATGAACTACTTCATCACTATCTTCAATGATACGATAATCGTTCATGTAACCTTTGATACCATACAAGGTGTGTGGGTCTTCCTTGTTCATATCGGTCCATAGTGAAGCGCCAAAAAACATTGTGCCATTGATATCAACACATTCTTTTTCTAGAATATGAAGATTGACCAGATAACCAAGGTTAGTACGGAGAGTTGTAAGAGACTTAGCAAAGTCACCGTGATAATGTTCATGGTTTCCGAGAATGTAAATGACATGAGGAAATCTTGCACAACATTCTTGGAAGAATGTATGAATTTTATTAGACCTATCATGCTCACCTCGGAGGTTATAAGCATCATGAGCAAAGACTTCCTTGGCAATACAAATGTCACCAGAGAGAATTAATACCTCGGCATTTTCGGTGTTCTCCAAGGAAATTGTACCGAATTCCAGGTGAACATCGGAACAGAGAGCAACTTTCATTTTAATCTTTCTTCGTCTTAATACTTAACATGCAACCAAGCGCCAACAAAAACCACCAAGGTGACCAATCATAAAATTGGACCAAACAAGCGGTACCTGAAAGAACAGCCAAATTATAACACAAAACCATTGCAATGTCAAGCGAATTTTTATTCATTATGCTTTGACCTTTTCCAAGGAATCTTTCCGCATATAGTGAATATTTTGTGTCATTGATTGTGAGGGTGGTTGTTTTACAACCGGCAAAAATTCAACACCATCTATATTTTTAGATGGCCAATGTGAATATGTGTAATATACTTCTGTTTGAGAAATTCTATTACGCATTTTAATGGGGTTATGCATTTTCATAATCTAATCAACATAATCAAAAAACAAACGGCAAGAATTCCAAAAGTAAATGTTCGACCCAACAGTGCGCCTAGGAATGCACCTAAAACAAAAAGACTATATGAGGATAAGAAGATTTCCATGTTAGAATCCAAGTAACTTACAAGGATTCTAACAGACTCACGTTACTTTGTCAAGGCTTCTGTTGTATTTTTGCTACAACCAATCTCGATTTTTCGTGGTTTCTTTTCTTCTGGGATGATGTTTACCAGATTGATGACCAATAAACCGTCAACGATATCAGCATCCTTAACAACAACGGTGTCGGAGAGTACAAATTTATGGGAAAAATCCCTTGTACCGATACCACGGTGTAGATACTTATCAGAGGTTCTTGCGGTCTTGATAGCCCCATTCACGTAAAGTTTTCCACCTTCCGAAGTGATTTCGATTTCATCACGCTTGAAGCCAGAAACGGCAATTTCAATCGTGTAATGTTCATCATCTTCTTTAAGAATGTTGTATGGTGGATAGCTTTGTGCCTTAGCACCTTGGCCGAGAAGATTGTCGAATTCCTCGAAAGTGCTTAGTAGTCGGTCGAAACCAACTGTGGAAGGAAGCAAAGTTTTGCCGTATGGCAGAGATAGATGTGTCATAGTTTTCTCCTAAAAGCGAGTTAATTAAAGTTGATACCCCGAAGGCATATCATCCAGCTTACCTTATACTGGTCCGAACTATCGTGTCGGAGGTGTAATTACACGGACGCCTTAAACCGTAGCATCAAACGGCCCTAAGGTGGGCAAACCCTTCGCACACTGCTTGAAATCACCTAGCTAGTAGGGAGCGCAATTGCAGTAGACTTCAATTGGCACCGCTGGACATTTTACTACCCTTCAGCGGCATGGTAGTTCCCATCCCGAGTGAGATACTTTTATTTATCCACGGATTGTGGTTTTTTGCTACCAATATTATACTTGGGTACAAGTTGCCAATCGTTCTTCTCTTTGTGAGACAGAATCTTAACTTGAGATAGTGACACCGTTGGCTCCACAGTCTGGTCTTTTTTGACAATCTTAATAAGTTCCCAATCTTCCAATAGATTAGTTACCGTGTTTCTCCGAGCAATATCATTCTCTGTAAGGTCGGTTGGTTTACCGTCCAAAGAGAATAGTTCTTTGAAATGTACAATATAATACTTGCCTTGCTTATGCAAGATATGGCAAGATTGATACAGAATTTTTTCTTTTTTTGATGCTACACCAATACGTGTGAGTGTTTCTCGGACCTTTAGGAAATCATCCTTTTCATTCAAGGTCACCTCTACCATGTCTTCTATTTTAATCATTATTTTTTCACTCCGCCTTTTTCTAGTTTTTCTTTTATCAAAGCGATTTGTTGATCCGATAGAATGCGTAGGGCTTCTTTTGCTTTTTCATCAGAATAACCAAAATACTCCTTAACACAATCTAAATCTTTAATGACCGCTTGCTTTTGCCAAGATTGAAACTTGCGTTTCATCGGTCTAATTGTATTTAGAAAATATTGGTATTGTAGTGTTTTGGGTACACTGTGACTCTTATTCAATTCATTTACATATAGAATGCAATCAGGTTGATATGAAAGGGAACGATTAACAAGAAAGGGTTTGTATGCATCAAAATCCAATTCTTCTTCAGCAAACTTATTACGTTTGCTTAGTATAATTTCTACAAAATCAAAAGGACTCATTTTAACCTCACTTGAAAGTGCAATCGGCCATGAGTTCCGTTAAGAATGCCATCAAATTAATTTCTTGATCCGCAACGAATGCGGCTTGGTACTGATACTTGGCTAGATGCAGAACAGCCTGTGGAATGCTGTCCCGTGTCATTGTATCGTAAAGAGATTCATAAATCTTTCTGAAGATTGAGGCTGAATCCGAATCGATATTGTTAATGACCCATTTACGTGCAGTACCAAAGTCTTTCTCTTTAACAGCTTTGATTAAGTCGGAAACTTGCAAATCGGATACTGCGGCAAGAATACCTTTGTCAATTGTACCACCAATAGAATAACGCTGGAGTTCATTGAGAACACGGCGGTTATCTGGAAAATGTTTGGTGATTACTGAGGCGACAACTTGTTTGTCATATGCAATGTTTTCTTGTTCAAGAATCCACTCCACACGCTTGAAAAATTGTGCGGCCATCTTTGCTTTTTGACCATTTTGAATCTTAAATTCAACCACGGAACAACGAGAGTGTAGTGGGTCAATGATACGATTCTTAAAGTTACAAGTAAAGATGAAAGAACAGTTAACTGCAAATTCTTCCATTGCACCACGAAGTGCAGGCTGAGTAGAATTTGGATTTAGATAATCAGCTTCATCGATAATGATGACCTTGCGGCCACCAGAAAGGCTCATTGATGATGCGTAGTTTTTGATTTTGTTTCGGAATGTGTCAATACCGCTTTCGTCCGAGCCGTTGATGACGATGTAGTCACACCCGACTTCCTCGCATAATGCCTTTGCAATCGTTGTTTTACCGACCCCAGCGGATCCAGCAAGTAACAAATTTGGGATTTCTTTTCTGTTAACATATTCCTGAAACGTTGATTTAATAGAATCCGGAAGAATACAGTCCTCAATTTTGTGAGGACGATACTTTTCCACCCATAGCATTTGGTTGCTTTCCATTCACATACTCCATCATAAAAAAATTATTATATCACATCTTACGCCAAGTGTCATTCTCTTTGACGTAAAGTTTACCATCGGGACCTGGTACAATATTTACCGAAACACGTTTCTCAGTTCCAGGTTTGTAATTTGGTCCTGTACCAATAATAAAATAGTTTCCATAACTACTCTGTTGTGGTGGTAATTCTTCACCGTATGTTGCTTGTAGTTGCAACACTGGTTTTCCTTCAAGTTGTTTTTCTAACTCGGCAGTTGGTAGTTCATCTTGCTTATAAACAATACGTTCTTTGACTTGTTTATAACCTTCAACACCAACTGCGAGTAAACCAACCAGCCCTAGACTTTTTGCAAAACTTCTACGGCTTGTTGGGTTCATTTTGTTTCAGTCATTCCGATGTAGAGTGCTTCAAACTCATTATCTTCTGTAACTTCTTCCTGGAAAGATTGTTTGTGGTGTGTCTTTGCCATACGGCGAAGAACCTTTTTTGGAATTTTGAAGTTATCATAGAGTGCATCGATAACATCTTTGATAGCTTCTTTGTGTGAATCAATTACCGACATTTCATTTGAAATTTCAGAGAGTGCATCACGAATAGATTTCAGTTGGTTCTCATCGAAAGAACCGTAGAGTGTAGTCACAGCAGTCATAATTATTCTCCGTACTTAGAACCAGTTTCAGTAGTCACCCAGTATTCAACAGGAACAGTTGTGTTCTTGAAATGACCAATACCTTTAGAAGCAATAGTAACTTCATATGCACCAGGAACAAAACGTAGGTTTTCAGTTGCAAAGACCATACGATATACTGAGCCGTTTCCTGTTACATTCAAGGTCGTTGAGTTGACATGTGAAGCATCATCTTTTGCATCGAATGTTTCGATTGTGACATTTTGACCGTCAGAAACGAATGCAATGTTTGGTGAACCAAGTGCAGATGCAACTTTAGAAATCCACTCAAGGTCTTGTGCATCAAGTGAGAATTTAATCTCTGCATTGTCCATAGAGATAGTTTTATCAGGTGGGACAAGAATAGTTTCTTTAGCTGCCTTACGATACTTGGTGCTTGAACGACCACCAAGGCTTTTGATAACAATATTCTTTTCTTCAATTTCAATCTCTGGTTGTGCATCACGTGCGAGAGTGAGTGTACCCAAGAAATTGTTGAGATCGTGAATACCGAATTCGGTATCGAATGTATCGGTTAATTCTGCTTTAGCAAGAATGTTTTTTTGCTTAGAGATAGTTTCAATAACATTTCCAGGTTTAACGAAGATACCCTCATTAATCGTTGCAAAGTTTTTCAAAATACTCATTGTGTTTGTGGAAAGTTTCATTACAATACTCCTTTAGTAGATTCACGAATTGTATCAGTTCCAAAAGAACTAATCAAGCAATTCGTCAAGTTTTTTTTCAAATCTTCCAGACTTCCATCATTATCGATTGTGTGGTCAATATTACCACCAATCCATTTCCATTCCGATTCGTGAACACCAGACTGCTCAAGCATAAATGCTTCTGCTTTATAATCTCCACGATTCGCTTTTAACGCAATATCATACCAATGAGGTGTAATACCACGTTTAATTTCAATTAGTGTACCACCATTTTTATTAATGAAGTCGATCTCATTTTGAAATCTAACATCGGTGATAACGTAATTCTGTTCAGGTGAGTTATCGATATAATTTTTAAGTTTGATTACCCAAAAATCTTTATGAAATACATCACGACCAACTTCTGTGCCCATTAATTGTAGAGCATAACGAGGTGTAAAATCTTTTCCGAATTCTTTGGACCAAAAGTTGTCAGGTTGCTCTCGCCAGTCACGTGAGTGTTGTGTATCACCCTCAAGTAAGTGACGAGGCCAACCGAACATTTCTGCTGTGACATCCTTAACTCCTTTTGCAAAAGAGATGGGTGTGAAACCCATATCTTTAAGAATGTCACCTGCTGTGCCTTTACCTGAACCAATAAATCCAAGTAAACCAACAATCATTACATTTCCCCAACGAAATTCGCAACGGCAGGCATATCGCCTTGGAAGTGATAAGTTCCAATGTGTGTAGTACGCATCCAAGGGCATAGCCAAATTTGACCACCCATGTTACGCCACCATTGACAGAACATATAATCTTCAGAAAGATAACGTTCAGACTTTGGATCAATCACGGTGTCAAAGTATGCATGAATGTAGCGGGAGCCATCAAAGTGTGCTTGGCCAACGTGGTCTGGCTTGTACTTGAGATGTGGATATTGTTCCGCAAACTTAGGGAACACTTCACGTTTAATCATCATAAAACCGGTACCGATTTCCATGACTTCAAGTGGTTCAGAAACAGAGAACTGTGCAGTACCTTTAACTGGATTGAAAACATAATCACCAGTAACTTTCTCAAGATTATGCGGTTCAATGTCGGGATGCATCTGAACAGCTTTCTTTACGTTAGCCCACTTAATTGCTTTCTTAGGGTAAGGACCACCGATAACATCTTTATTGAGAGCCAACATCGCAATCACATCTTGTGGATTGAAATTGATATCGGAATCGATAAACAACATATGTGTGCAGTCAGAACGGTGGAGGAATTCATCCACCAAATAGTTTCTTGCACGTGTAATCAAAGACTCATTAAACAAGAATGAGAATTTGACTTCGATTCCATATTGAATACACATACCTTGTAGATCAAGACATGCTTTCATATAGAGTCCATGGTTTTGCCCACCATACATCGGTGTGGCTACAAACAGTTTATGTTTTCTTAATTCTTCTGTTTTGATTGAAATTTCCATTTGCGCTCCAAAAATAAAAAAAAGGAGAGACCATTAGGAAATGGTACTCTCCTGTGTCAAACCAAAATTAAGCGGTTTGTGGACGAACGCCCATAGCACGGCATTGTGCTTTGAAAGACTTGGAAGGAGTTCCAAGACGATAAACAGCAACCTTAGAGCCATCAGCACGTGACTTAATGTTTGTGTAGATAGCATAACCTTCATTACGCAACTCAGCAATACGAGCGGCAACGTTGGTGATACCAAAGCGTGAGCGAGCCTGTGCTACGCTGAATGTGTTGTAACCAGTCTTCTTGGTCAAGGTTTGCAACATTTTTTCCTTAGCGGATAATTTTTTCATAATAAACTCCATTTTAAAGTTAAGAACACTGCTCATATGAGCAAATCACAGTATACAATTATGTAGGATAAAAGTCAAGTGTTTTAGTGGCACACTTGAGTATATGCCAAAATAATAGCAGATTTGGATAAATAGGTGTGAGTCGCCGGACTGGCATCCGCACTCACTCTAATAAGAAAGTACCTTATCAGCATGACTATTTATCACAAACATCATATAATACCCAAGCATATGGGTGGTACGGATGACTCATCAAACTTGGTGAAACTTACCGTAGAACAACATGCAGAGGCACATCGTTTATTATACGAACAATATGGACATTGGCAAGATTATTCCGCTTGGATGGGGTTATCTAAACAAATGTCCATATCAGAAACAATTCGATATGTTCAACGAATGGCTATGTTGGGAAAGAAAGCGTGGAATAAAGGCATCCCAAACACAGACGAACAAAAACAAAAAATATCCGAAAAGTTATCGAAATCTTGGGAAATTGTTTATCCGGATGGTAAAATTATACAAATAAAAAATATGGATAAATTCTGTAGGGAAAATGGCTTATTTAAAAGCAATATGTATAAGGTAGCTTATGGACAACAAAAACACCACAGAGGTTTTACTTGTAAAGAAGTTACCTACCGACTTGACCAAGGTACTTAGATTTCGTTTCTTCCCAAGTCATGTAGACCAGGTCGTCATAGAAAAGAGTTTCGTATGAAACATTGTTCTTCTTTTGTAGTTGACGAATACGACCTTTGGCATACTTGGTCTTCCAAAGTTCCGAAAGTGCTTCTTCGGATGTATCGAAAGATTTAACGAGTTGGTCTTCCGTGATTTCTCCACGGAGAAACTCATTGGTATTATTGTAGAGTGGTGAGAAGTAGATACCACGTTGGTGTGCAGTACGTGTCAACTCTTTTGGAATACCAAGTTTCGGATACAAGAAGTGTAGCGAACGATTCTTGTGGTCACGTTTGAAAGGAAGACCTTTATCATTCTTAGCTTCCCACCATTCAAAATACTTTTCTGTATGGTTCTCTTTCAGCCAAGCCCATAGCATATTCAGTGTCGATTTACGAGGCTCAAAAGCAACCGAACCAGATGAGAAACCCATTTTATTCCAGTGTTCAAGACCATCGTACTGAGATAGACCACCAGATTTAGTATTTCCATAAAGAGAAGTAGTGGTAACACCAGCTAGAACGTCACCATACTTTTCTTTCCACAGACGTTGAACTGTATCAGACAGGCAAAGCAATGCAAGTAGTTTACCACCCATGTAATTGAAACCGAGTGGCTGAAGTGGAACAATAGATGAACCGATTGCAGTATGGTTAATCATACCACCTTGTGTTTTCTTTTCACGTTCCCAACCAATGGCAGTATCACGTGGTGTCAAGTCCAAGAAATCGGAAGAAATACAAATGACACCAAGATACTTACCAGTCACATCATCTTTCACAATAAAGTTAAGATTACGACCAATGTTTGAGTTGTTCTTCATCGTAGAGATAAAGGTACGTGTCGTGTTCCACAATATAGGAAGGTCTTTGGTACGCTTCTTGTCGCTTTTTATGGTCGTACCGTCAAGTCCTGTCGTGATTTTGTGTCCGGAGTCATCGGTGAATTCCATAACTGGACGCAGGTCCATAAAGTCATCAGGTGATTTTGGTATCCAGATATTGCTCTTGGCAATGTCGATGTACTTACCCTGTTCTTCATCAACAAGAACCTTCTCATCACCCCAAAAGGTGTTATTGGTTTTTGTTGGGAACTTTTCCTGCACTTCACACCATTTTTGGTAGAGTGTATATTCTTTAACGTCCATGTTGGACGCATATGTCAAGTCTTCCGTCAGAACTTTCTTCAGTTCTTCGGTATCAATATGTTCAAACGAACTTTTAGGATTCTTTTCGGACCATTCTTCCCATTGTTTCTGCACATGTGCAGGCCACTTTTCATTTTCAATATCAGAATCGTTTGACATTAAATTGTTCTTTCACCTTTTTAATCATTTGTTTCTGTAACTTACGTCTTTGGTCAGCAAGTTTGAAACGTTTCTTCTGTGCCAATTGCATAGCCAATGGCTTCACATGCATAGTATACACTATTCCGTTCATGTGGTCAAGTTCATGTTGGAAACAACGAGCAGTTAATCCGGCAAACTTGGTTGTTTTGGTAGTACCCGTGAAATCTTGGTACTCAACTTCGATGGTAGCGGGACGCTCAATGTTCAGGAACAAATCCATATATGAAAGGCAACCTTCTTCCATTTTTGTTTTTTCTTCCGAAAAAGAAATAATTTTTGGATTGAAGAACGCAACATATTCCTCACCTGAACCCATTACGAATACACGATAGTTGTATCCACATTGGTTGGCAGAAAGTCCAATACCATTATGCTTCTTGCAAGTCTCAACTAAAGAACTTGCAAACTCTGATGGATTCACAGGAGGATTGGCAAAATCAAAATCTGGTAATCTAGACTTTAATGCAGGATGGGTTTCAGGTACAAGTGGAAAAATTTCAATCTGTTTTGAGATTGCAGGTAAGTCCTTTTTCCACGCATCGGTATCAAATACTAAAACATCATTTTTCATTTCATTCATTTAGTCACCTCTTTTAAATATTTCTCAAACAAATCTTTTCTTTTTTCATATACACCCAAACCATTGTTACATGGAATACAAAGTATACCCCTATATTTACCTGTATTATGGTCATGGTCCACTTGAGGTCTAGTCATATCACAATCACATATTTTACATTTATTATTTTGAATTTTCAATTCTTCAACATATTTTCCATAAGTCATATCAATGATTCCACGGGACTTCCATTGATTTTCAGCTAAAATTTCTTTATTTTCTTCTCTATATTTCTGATGCGTTTTTTTATACTTATTGTATTGGTCACTATAGTGATTTGGATTTTTCTCTAATTGTTCCACTCTATATTGTTTACCATGTTCCCTTAATTTCTGTTTGTTCTTTTCCGCATACAATTTCATGTAGTTCGGATCGGACCTTTCAGGTAAGTCTGGATATTTCTTTTTTCTAGCCATAAGTATTCTCCTAAGTTATTTTTAGTATTTATAAAAATAACGAATTACAACTTATTTTTCTATCTGACTAAAGTTATTCTTTTTAGTGAAACGAATTATACTCCTGAACTTGTCAAAAAGTTGGTCACCTTTATGTGATATCACAAACACATTCGTACTATTATCTAGGCTGTTCAGAAGTTTCAAGAATTCTTCTGTACCAACACCGTCAAGAGAAGAATCAAATACTTCATCTAGAATCAACAGATTGGTATTCACCGAGTTCTTCATCTTTGCAATCTGACGCCATGTAAACAATAGCGCCAAATCAATACGCATCTTCTCTCCCTCAGAGAAGGATGCATACGAGAATTCATCACGATGCCTTGACTTGATAGTTTCTTCAAACGATTCATTCAAATTGAAGTTAACAAAGAAGTCCATTGAAGTGAGGTATTTGTTAATCAGTTTGTTCATAACTGGCAAATACTGTTTGATAATCTTAGTTTTGATACCAGTATCTTTAAGAAGTGTTGCCGCAAATTCGTGATACTGTTTATCTAAAGAAAGATTTTCAGCAAGAGTTTCTGCTTCTTGGAGTTCAGCATTCAACACTCTCAACTTTTCATCATCATTTTCCGTTGAAACTGTACGTGTTCTAAGTTCATCAATCTCTTTCAGTAGCTTTGTATTGTACGTATTGATGCTTGTTACTTGTGTGTTCAACTTAACGATTTCGGAGTTATGTGCATTGATATGTTTTTGCACACCTTCAATTTCATTCAAACGGTCATAAACATTTTGTAGTTCTTGCTCCAGCTTTGTCGTGGCGGTTGTTATTTCTGTAATCTTAAGTTGTTTGCTTGCTACTTGACTTTCTTTTGTTTCGGATGCAATAGTTTGTTGGCATGTCGGACAGTTATCATTGTTCTCATAAAAAGAAATTTCTTTGTTTAACTTTCTAACATTGTCTTCGAACTTAGATTGTAGGGTTATCAGCTTTGTGCTTCTAGATGCTACAGTGGTTTTATCCGAAATTCTATCAGTCAACTGCTTGATATGTTTTTGTACCAATACAATATCTTTGGAAACCTTTTCCAGATATGTGTCGTTATCAGAAACTTCTTTGACCTTTTTGTTGATTTCAACAAGATGATTCTTTTTGTTTTCTTCCAGATTTTGCTTCTGTAGATTTATTTTTTCATTGGTCAACTTAATAGTGTAGTCAACCGTTTTTTGTTCATCTTTGATTGAAGTGATTCTATTCTTAACGATTGAATTCATTGAAGAAAATATTTGAATGTCGAGGAGGTCTTCAATGATTGCTCTGCGGTCAGCAGGCGATAGTTGCATGAACGGAACAAAAGATGCGGACCCAAGAATCACAACTTGCGTAAACGATTTATAATTGAGTTTAAGAATGAACTTTTCGAAGTGTTCTTGATAGTCTTTTGCCTTTGCGTCCTGATTAACCAGTACAGCGTCACAATAAATTTCAAACGCATTTGGTTTAATACTCCGAATGACTTTGTATTGTTTTTTACCAATCTTAAACTCAATCTCAACCACACAATCCGAATTGTTGATTGTGTTCATCAATTGTGGTTTATTGATTTTACGGAATGGCTTACCAAAAAGACCAAACGTGAGTGCATCCAAAATAGTGGACTTACCCGCACCGTTATGACCAACAATGAGTGTATTTGTTGACCGTGTTAGGTCAATTTCAGTGAATGCGTTTCCTGTTGAAAGAAAATTCTTCCAACGAACTTTTTCGAAAGTAATCATTATCTAAACTTAGGTCCTACTGGCCAGATTGCTATTGATTCTCTAACACCAGAAATAACAGGTGCAACTCTATGTAATAGGAAAGATGGGAAAAGTAAAACGTTACCTTTTTTAAGATTGGCATTCCATGGATATTGTTCCGAGAAATGGTTGATTTGAAACTCTCCACCTTCAAAGTCAACACCAGGTTCACCAAGCAGAAGAATTACCGTCATCTTTCGCAAATTTTCTAAAAGATTGTATTGTATAGTTTTTCCGTCCAATGGCAAGTCCATATGAAACTCATGTTTGCCACCTGGTTCATATTTTGCGTATTGTAGATAGTTGAAACCATACAAATCAAAATTATAATACTTGTCGTTATAGAATGCAATAAGATTGTTAAACTTTTCCCACATCCATGCCAAATTGGGTTCTACACGGTCTAACAATACAACTTCAGCTTTTCTCTGTTGTGGTATAGAGTAGTCTTTATACTCACCACCATTCACGGTTTTATAGTTATTGCGAAAATAATCTCTGATGAAATCACATTCACCCGGAGAAAACATCTCCGTGTCCACAACAAACCGTGGAATAAAAAACATTTTTTCGGCTAACTCATCATTTACCATTTTTGTAGGTGAACTCATTCTGAATCCTCATTCAATGCTTCAACATAAACCTCTTTCAAAAGATTCTTTATTTTATCTTTTTGTAGGTCAGTTGTCAAGTTATCAACATACTTATTTAAGATTGTTGTCGTATCTTCTGCTTGATCCACATCATCGTCCTGCATGTCTTCTTGTTCTGTGAAGTCCTCGGCAATGCTTAGGTCAATCGGTGAAATTTGATATAGTCTATTGATGAGTGTGTCGAACAAATATGGATTAGTTTTGTTTACAACCACAACCTTCACGTAGCTAGACTTTAAGTGTGACAGGTCCATGGAAGTTATGGTCTTAATGTCATCCACTTTATCATCGTATATCAGTTTCTTAAAAATTTTATTTGGATTCTGTACGAATTCCAATTGATGTGTTTTCAAATCGAACAGGTGAAAACCTCTAGGGTCATCATAGTCTTGCCATGTCAACTCATATGGATTGCCAAGATAGTGAATATTTCCACGGCTAGACTTGTGGTGGTAATGTCCAGAAAACACCGTATCGAACTTATCGAACATCTTTGGTTCCAAACCTTCATGTGAAGGTGCACCACGATACATCTGGAAACCTTCAATTTCAAAGTGACCCATACAGATTGTTGCTTCTGTAAGTTTCAGAGTGGACATAGAATGTTCATAGTTCTCTGGACAAATCCACGGCATCATGCAAATTGAAGTGTCATCAATTCGTATTGTATCCGGATTCTTTATGATATTGATGTTATCGTATTCTTCCAGTACCAGCTTTGGTGAATTAACTTCGTTTGTGTTTTTGTAGTAGGTGTCGTGGTTACCAACCAACATATGAACACGAATACCACGGTTTTGAAGTTTATCAAAGAACATCTTCTTCGCACGTTGAAGCGAATAGAAGTTTACATACTTACGCCTATCAAACGTGTCACCAAGAATAAGGAGAGTATTAATTCCGGCAGAATCAATAGTAGGAAAAAATGTTTCATCATAAAATTTTTCATAAAAATCCAAAAAGTGTAGTGAATCATTTCTTGCACCAAAGTGTTGGTCAGTTATTATTGCGACTTTCAATTCGTTTCCTCAATTCGGTACTACTATACGTATGTGGACGGGAGTTGTAATAAAACTCCTTGTCTAGATGTTTGCCAGTAAAAGGTTTGATCCTATACTCCTCACCCAGTATCCTAACATCATAGTTCACGGTTGTCAATAGGTTCAACAGGTCTTCTTCAGTGGAATACGGTATGATTTCATCTACGTACTTGCATCCTTTCAGTTGTACATACCGTTCGTAAACAGTTTGTACCGGTTTGTTTTTCTCCGGTCTGTCTATAGTTGGGTCTGTCTGTAGTCCTACAATCAAGTAGTCACATTGTGTCTTTGCTTCTTCAAGCATGAGAACGTGACCTGCATGGAACAAATCAAAGCATGAACATGTGAAACCGATTTTCATATTATTCTTCCAAAAACTTCTCGATACCTTTGTTCTTCTTTATTTCCTTTTTCTTCTTCTTTGTTTCTTCAAATGTTTCAATGAAATCGGAAATATTATCGTACAACTCGAAAGGTTTTGCTGGTGTATCATCGTATCCCATGAGTTCAGATTCATTGAAGATGCCGAACTGCTCAGTTGCTTTGTACTTTACATACAGTTGTTTCTTCTCTTTTTGAATTCTGCGGAGAAAAGCGTAGTAGATGATTTGTGTGAAGTATGCAAAAGGATTATTTGATTTCGAAACGTCAAAGTTCTCAAAGTACATCAGGCAGTTCTCAATGCCATCGGCAACCATTTCATCTCTGTACGTATAGTTGATGAAGTTAGGTTTGTGTGATAGACCTTCAGCAATCTTCATAAAGCATTCACCGATGTAATTGGGAATCTTTGGTTTTGGTTTGCCATTCTTTTTTGCTTCAGCTACTGCTGTTTGATACTCAATGAGTGCCTGACAAAAATCAGCGTTGTTGATGTAATGCTTTTTTGGTTTTGACACCGGCATTGGTATTGTTTGTTCTTCCATGATATATGTACCTTTTTAATGCTTGACTACCACTTGACAAAGGTCTACACTCCAGTATGTAGCCTCTGCATGTTAATTAATGAACTATGGATATATCTGGACCAACCTGATCCAGCATCATAGTCATCAAATCTTGACTCATTTCTTCTTCATTTGATTCGGACGATTCCTCCACCATAGACTTAGCTTTGTGGATAGAATTCACAGCATTCTCAAAGTACTCAGAGAATTCCGAAGTAGGGTCCAAAATAGTAACAATCTCATTCTCAGCAAGGAATGCCTCATTGTGCTTTAGAAGTGGTGCAGGCAACCAATGATCCATCATAACAATATCCTTACCTGTTTTAGGGTTAGTTTTAACCATAAAAACCATAGGTTCTCTTACAATAAAATTCAATTTATCTACTTGTTCTAGATATGTTATAATATCTTCACCTGATTTAAGACGTAATACTTTTACTGCTTCCATTTTTTAATCCTATCTTGTAGAGTTTATAGGTGAACTTCTCCTCATTATATATCTTAGTTCTTTCTACAAAATGTTTCAGAGTAAAATTCATATAATTCTTGTAGCGGAGGTCATCTGCTATATCGTAAAGAACCGCTTTAGTCTTGTTGTCACCGATTCGTAAACCACGTCCAATAGATTGGAGATTTCGAACTCTTGATTTGGACGGAGATGCGAATATAATATTATGGAGATTCCTAATATTAATTCCAGTACTAAAGGTACCATAACTAGCCACAATAATAGCGTCATTTTCTTCTTCAGTGATCCGTCTTACTTCTTCCCTTGTTTCTGTGTCTGTTTTTCCGTAAACAAAGAAGACCTTCCTAGTACCAATTTTCTCGGTATTAGTTATCATATCATACAATATTTTACCGTGTTTGTCAACATATTGGTAAAGAATAAGTGTATTTCCATTCAAAGATACCGCAAGGTTTTTGATAAATTTGTTGCGTAACTCATTCAAGATTAAATATTCAATTTCTTCCTGATACGTTTTACCCTTCATTAACTGACACACTTCATCATCATGTTTCAGTACCAAACATTTGATTGTGAAATCTGCAATCTGTTTATTGTCCATCAGTTCTTTGGTAGTTGTTACCTTTTGAACAGGACCAAAAAGACCCTCAAGCACCAATTTGTGTGTCTTTGTACCGTCAAGTGTACCAGTTAGACCAATGCGATATTTTGCATTGATGCAGTTCGACATAATTGAGACAAGTGATTGTGCTTTGAACAGGTGTGCTTCGTCACCAATGATAAAATCGAACTGATGAAAGTATTCTTCTGGTTGCGTGTACAACGATTGCCATGTAGATATCGTGAGTGGTAAGTCTGTGTGTTTATCCTTACCTTGATAAATTTTATGTACATTCTCTTGTACATCCCAACCGTTCTTGGTTGAGTAATCAGCAAAGTCTGAATACAACTGTTCAACAAGAGAAGTTGTTGGAACAATAATCAATCCCTTCTTACACTTGTATGTCAATAGTTGACGCACTGTAAGGTAAATGATGAGAGATTTACCTGATGATGTTGGTGAGAGTAGAAGGCACCGATTGTTACGCATAGCATGTACGTATGCATTTTTTTGGTAATCTCTAACATCTATGTCTGTATTTCTTGACTGCAACTCCAAGTCTGTGATAAACTTATCAGCATGATATACAGGATAATCTTCAGTCAAATCTGGTCTAGGGTCTCCGTACTCCAGTACATACTCACGTTCTTCACAGAAGTTTTCAATGTACGGAAGAAGACCGTGGTAGACCTGAAACGTTCTAAGGTCAAAGAGCCTTATCTTACCGTCCCAAATTTTATTTCGAAATGCCGGAGTAAATTGATGACCGGGTACATAGAAGGTAAAAAACTCCGACAACTCTTGTGCTGTCGAACGTTCACACTTTACCTTAACATACGCTTCGTTTCGTTTCGTTACTATTAGTTTAGTTTCCACCGATGAATCTTTCCCATGCAATATAATCTTTTAGTTGGAAAGTCCTACTCTTTAATTCTTGCATGATAGATTCACAAACAGCAATCGCTTCATCATGGTACATTTTCTTTTCTAACAGTCGTATCAACTCAGTGTCAGATTCCATGTAGCGTTCGATACCCTGTTTAGTTTTCACATTCAAGAGGAAGGGTTCCCAACCGTATTCATCTAGTTCTTCTTGTGATAGAGAACCGTTATAATATTCTTCTTTGATTTTACGCATACGTGCATAGTCAAAGTTCACACGCTTCATAGCAAGCCTGTGGTTCACAAGAATCTTTAGATACTTATTATGTAGTGTAGGTATTTTTAGCAGTTCTTTGCCTGGTTCCGTGGAATCAATAACAGAATCCTTTTCCCACTCTTTCAATATTTCTTCAAGTTTACTCATTATAATCTCCATTGCAAAATTACATTATATCACGAAATATTTTCTAGGTCAAACCAATCGTACCTAAAAGTTGCAGTTGCCATTATATGTTCTTCTGCCGAAAGTGTAGTATCAAATTCCAAATCACTCAATGAAAGTGGAAAAATATTAGTAAACTTCACTCTCATTTTTGGATTGTTTAAGTTAGACATTACGGTAAGTATTGCCTGTTTTTTACTTTCTTTCCTTTGCGTGTAGGAATTGTCAACGGATGATAGGTCTCTCATCCAGTTATATATTGTTGTCCATGCCGACAAGTCCTCATTCACCATGAACGTTATGTCAAAGGTGTTGTACTCTATTTTAGTGCCAGAGTGGTACAAATCTAGATTCGGTGTAACTTGCAAAGCGGGATTCAATGTAACACCAGGAATATTTGCTTTCTGGCAAAAATACATTGTTTCAGATATTTCTGGAAATGCAACCACATATTTTGTTGGTTGCAATAGATTTGTTGTACTTGGGTGAGTTATGATTGCTCCACTCATATTATCTCCTTAATGACACATAGTATTTAGGAACCAACTTTTATGCATTTCCAACCTTTGTTTTGTTTGATTCTTCCTTGGGAAACTTTGACCATATTGCCTTGGTCCAATCCATTTTCTAAACAAAATTGTCTAAGGTTAACAATATTAATTTGTTTACCTTCTGGTGTTGTCAACAACCAAGCGCACTCTAAACTTTCTTTGGCTCTTTGTTTTTGGTGATTCGTTTGTGGTTTACCTATTCTAGATTGGCGCACCTTTTCAATGTGTTCGGGTGTTTGTTTATGACCTTTTTTCATTTCACTTATTAATCTTTTAGTTTCTTCTGAGTGTTCTTTGACATAAAATCTGTGTACAACGCTTGATTCGTTTTTGTCAAATTCATATTTGAAATTTTTTAATGATTCTAATATATCGTCCATTTGTTAACTTAATGTAATGGTTATACAAAAAGAGGAACCCGAAGGTTCCTCTAAAAGTGCCACTCTTAATGGTGGCTCTGTATCACAGAATCACATTAGGTTGGCGACTCTGAAAATACGGTAGTAAGTGTTACGCTTGGAGTACAACTGACCTAGGTCAACGTTTGAACCGCCTGCGAATGGGTTTGCAACCATGCCGTAACGAGTCTTGAAACCAATCTTTGGTTGGAATGTGTACTGGTCAACTGCACGAACCATTTGTAGAGGAACGTATGGGCAGTAGAATAGACCAGCGTCATAAGGAGAAGAACCCTTATAACCGATTGTTACCAATTCTTGGTTACCTGTGTAACCACCGAAGTATGGGTCGATGTAGACCTTGATACGACCGTGCAACAGACCAGCGAATGTGTTACCAGTGTCATCAACTTGCAAGTCAGCAGACAATGCAGGAGTGTACTGTAGAACACCAGCCATAGCCATAGCAGAAGCAACGTCAGATGATACGATCATCACGTTACCTTTACCACGACGAGTTTCTTTAGCAATAACGTTAGCGTCACGCTCAACTTGGAAAATCAAGCCTTTGAAACGCTCAACAGACCAACGGCCGTTAGAGTCAGTGTCAAGGTCGAAAGTACCTGGAGTTGTTGTACCGAATTGAGCACCGTTCTTAGCAACTGCATAGATTGTATGGATAACTTCACGGTTGATTTCAGCTAGAATTTCTGTAGACAGAATGTTAGACAATTCTGTTTCAGCGTCAAGACCGTGGATAGCCTTCAAGTCTTGAGCAAGTTCTAGTGAGTACTCAGCCTTCAACGCACGGCTTTGAGCAGTAACAGTAACCTTCTCGATAGAGAAAGCCATTTGACCGAAAGCGGTGTTTTGCTCTGAACCTAGGTATTCAGCGGTAGCTGTTGGCATACCGATACCAGTTGTGAATGTGTTAGCTGTTGTGAAACCGTTGCCAACTGGGTTGGTAATTGTGTCACCAGTGGTGTTGTTAGCGAAACCGAAACGGTTTGTGTCGGAACCAATACCAGCGAACTGTGTGTTAGCTTCGTTGTAGAACGCTTCACGTCCAGAAGCAACCATGTTCTCACCGTATTTGGCACGCATTGCAAAAATCAAACCGGTAGGACCAGTCATTGGCTGAACGCCAGCAACGTCATAAGCGATAAGATTTGGTAATGCACGGCGAACCAAGCTGATTAAGATTGGGTCAAAGTTCTGAACACCAGCACCAGTAACGTTGGAAGGACCACCGGAAGTAGTCTCATTCAACATACCCATTTGGGCACGGTCTGACGCCATAGCTTGAGATTGGTTTTCAAGGACCATGGCTGTAACAGCCTTCTTGTATGGATCCTTAATAGCTTCTAGTTCTGGGTGCTCCAGAACAGGTTGCCATTTTTGTTTTAGTTCTTCAGATAAAAACATTTAAAATACTCCTGTTTTAATTAAATGTGGTTTATTTATTTTGCCACAGATTTTGAGATTGAATTAACAACGGCGTTAATCAGTGGATCAGCAGATGCTTTTGTTGGCTTATCTTCTGGCACTTCAACACCTTCTTCTAGGGCAGATTTTTCAGCAGGCTTAACAGACTTAGAAGGAGCATATGCTTCTTTCAATGTGCCAAGTTTTTCTGTGAATTCTTCCTCAGTTGTGAACTCAACACTCTCTGCGAGTGATTTAAGTTTTTCTACCTGAGTCTGCGTTAGGCCTTCGCAAACTGCTTGCACGGCCTGAATTTTCTTCTGTTCGTTTAGTTCTTTACGAACTTGAATTGAATTTTGGATTTCTTCGTTCAATTTGGCTTCTAGTTCTTCAACTTTGTCTGCCATTTCTTGAACAACATCAACTTTTTCTTCTGGAATGTCGATGTAGTGTTCTGCGAATAGATTCTTTAGACCACCAATAAAATCTTCTACGATTTCAGCACGTAGACCAGACTCGATAGCTAGTTCGTTTTCTTTCATCCATTCTTCTACCATGTAGTTTAGGTAGTCATCGATCTTAGATGCAAAGTCTTCTTTGAGTTCTTCAACTGCTTGTTCGAATTGTTCGTGAAGTTGTGCTTCTACTTCTTCTGCAATTTCTTCTACACGTGACATAACGGCAGCTTCGAAAATTGTGGTAGCTTTAGAAACGAATTCTTCTGATAGGTCTTCACCTTGAAGCAATGCATCAATGTCTTCCTTCAGACCTTTCTTAGCCATCATTTTCTTCATCATGGCTTTATCATGCTTTTCATCTTCGTGGCCTTCTTTGTCTTCTGCTTCAGAAACGACTTCGCCGTCTTCTTCTACTTCTTCATTCTTTTGGCCACCATAAGATTGGATGCCAACGCCATTTTTGTTTTTGTCCATCATTTGTTTACCAGGCTTGCCTTCAGGTGCTTCAACAGAACCGTGTTCAGCAGGTTGACCTGATAGCTTCTTAGCTGGCTCAGCACCTACTGGAGGTGTAGCGCCTGGAGGTGTAGCTGTTGCAACACCTTTAGTGGCATCTGGACCACCATCTGTTGTTTTGGTAACTTCTGTACCAATTTCACCAACGTCTTTTTGACCTGCAACTACGGATGTAGGCAGTTTAGAAGGACCTTCGGTTCCTTTTTTTGCTGAAGAAATGCTTTTATTTAGAATTTCAGCGGCAGCTTCAGATAAATTAAACTTCTTAACCATTTAAAACTCTCCTTGGTTTTGTATGTGGATATTTATAATATTATAGTTTTCTAAGGAAGTTTTCGAAAATTTGCAAACTTACTTGCTCGATCTCTTTACGAGATGCTTTGCGTACTTGTTGAATCGCTTCTTCAAGATGCATTTCAGTCCACTTACCATCTACTAACATCCATTCTTTGCCTTCCATAATTCCCTGTACGAATGCACCAGGTGCAGAAGGATCGGCCACAATATCTGCCGCTGTGGCAAGATAGAAATCGGGTTGCACAACGTTCACACCGTTGACCATTTTTAAAGAACCCATACCACGGGAAGACACACCTAATTGTGCGCCACCTTCGATAAGGCTTCTTGCAATGTTACCCATGGGTGTATCAAGAATCTTTGCTTTACCAATCCACTGGTTACCGTCTTCACGGAGACCAACAATCATGTGAGACACACGATCCAAGTTGATTGATGGTGAATCAGGATGACCTAATTCACCAAAAGCACGATTCTTATTGATATAATCTTCGGTGTATCTGTGAACTTCTTTACGTAGTGTATTGAATTCGTAGATACGGCCGTTTTTGTTTTTCTTTTCGGCAACAAGGAAAGGCCCTTCAATATGAAGGATCTTTTTACCATCAGCTTCTTCTGTGAGATAGCTGACTGTTTCGGTAATTTCTTTAATAAGTTTCATTTTAGACCCATTGCCTTTCGTTTTCTTAACGATATTTTTCTTTTTCGTAAGATTTGATTCTTCTTACTTCTAAGTTTAATCTTTGCCCTACGTGCCCCCATCATACGATGACGGCGTTCTTGTGAAGACATTCTTACGACTTTGCCTCCACGTATTGTATAACCAGGTACAGTTGAGAATTTCTTCCTTCTCTGTACTTTGCCAGCACGTATACGTACACGTACTAACTTTGTTCTGCCCATTTTTAGGATGTTTGCCTCATCCAAGCCTAATTTCTCGGCTTCTTCCACAACTATTCGTTGTTTAATTATTTCTAATTTTTGTTCGAATAGTTCTTTAATTCTTTCGTCTATTAACTTTCTGGCTTCCGTTAAGTTACCAGAAAGAAAACAATCAACAAGTGACATTATGGTCTCAAACTAAAATTAGGACCATAGTTGAATGCCGCAGGATCATTGAATTGACCACGCTGATAATGTGCATTATCTTTACGTAGTTCCAAAATAATTGTGTAACTATCACCGTTCACCATACCACGTGTGGTGATACCAATGTTTCCGTTTGAGCCTGCCGCACCTGCTGTTGGGTTTGGAATTGTGATCCAGTTACCTGCACCATCATATTCACCATTACCATTCAAGAAGAATGCTGTGTTGGATGCTGTTGCTGTCCAATACAATTCAACATCAGCATTTGCAGTTGCAGAGCAATCATACCACAGACGATTGATAGCCAAACCGTAATATGATAACGTGGTGTTTGCAGAACCACCTTGTGTGTTAGCCACAAGAAAACCATTTGTTGCTAAAGCACCAGAAAGTGTGTTAGCAACGATACGTGCTGTGTTAGACTCTTGACCTGTACCATCAAATTTAGCTGTTAGTTTAATCACAGCATGTTGTGTGTCATCTTTTAGTACGTTAATTCCATATACGTTTGCCATTTTTATTCCTTAGAAAACTTAGCGATAGTTTGAAAATGTTTTGCAGAGGCTTCCAACATATCCAACATCTTCGCTTTATTAGCCTCATTAATTTTTTTGTGTAACTCTATCATTTGTTTTGCCATTTGAGGAGTTATTTCTGATGTAGAGCCATCCAAATGTTCTACAACAATGGTTTTTCTGTCTTCATTTACCTGTTTAATCTTATCGAAAACAGTTTCCTCATTAGCCGACCATTGCATATCTTCATATGGAACAGTAACATATTTGTTAATTTTATCTACGTAATAAAGAGCAACACGTTGACCGTTTGGAAATTGACGCACAGATTTTCTACGCATAATTAAAACGGCAGGTGGATCCAATTCACGTGCTTGAGAAGTTTTACCTTCCATAACTGGAGTTGAAGTTGCCATTAAAGCTGAATTGTTTTTCAACTTAGAAAGAACAGGATCGTGTGCGTTTATTTCATGACCAGCCGCATGTAATCTCTGAATATCATTAAACTTCTCCATAACTGGAGCAAGATATTCTGGATGGTGTGCATGAAACATAACGTGTGCCGCATAATCAGCAAGGTCAACAATACCACGTTTTTGAATATCTAAATGATGGTGCAATTCTGTCGGCGACAGTACACCATCTCCATTCTCATCTGGAGATCCGTCTTCTTTAATTTCTCTCTGAAGAAAATCTTTTAGACTTTTCATTCTTCTGTTTCGGTTTCAGGTTGATGTTGTGCAATTAAATTTTGTGCAATAACTTGTTTTCTTTGCTCAATAGCGGCAAAGATTTTATCATTGATTTCATTGTACAATGCATCACGCATCTGTGTTGCGTTATCTGTAAATGCATTGTCAACTACTGCTCTAAGATTATCATTCATATTATTCTCCATTAAACATCAAATATTTATAACACTCTCTGTAGCATACGCATCGTAGGTGTATACTCATTATTTAAGCTAAGGTCACCTCTAGGTGTTTGTGCGTTATCTTGTGGTGATGGATTTGGAGCAGGCACTGGTGCACCACCACCTCCGCCACCTCCGCCACCGCCACCAGCACCATCAGGATTCATTAACTCTTGTTGACCTTGTTGTGCGATTTGCATTGGATCCATAATTAGACCGGCTGCTTTTTCTTTGTCAATTTGTTTTTGCATCTCTTTAATGTCATCGTCAGATAGACGTAGAACATTACGTTGAATCCATTCCATAGAATAGTAACGACCAACATATGGATCAACTGAGCCAAGCAAAGATAGACGTTCACGTACCAACTCTGCTTCTTTAAGTTCGGCAAAGTTATTATCTTTTAAGAAATCGAAATAAATGTTTTCTCTGAATTCATCGAATTCTTCTGATGTACAAATACCTTTTAAAACACACTGTACACGGAGTGCTTGTGAAAAAATCTCAGAAAACTTTTGACGTTGACGGTCAACAAACTTACCAAACTTAACTTCATCACGTGTTATTTCACCAACACGACCTAAAGAAAAGCCTGATTGATTTGGGTCTAAACGTGAAACAGGTACGTTGAGTGACTTGTATAGTTTCTTTTCGAAATACTTAACGTCTTCAAGTTCACCAAGGTTTTGACCACCAGGAAGTGTAGTGATTTCGGTACCTTTACCACCTTCACGGCGAGGTAACCAAAAGTCTTCCATCATAGAAAGGAATTTACGGTCATCACGTACTTCACCTGTCTGTGCATCATACACCAACTTGTTTTTGTACTTGACCATAATATCACGGAGATATTGTTCCGCTTTTAACTTTGGTAGATTACCAACGTCAATGTAGAAAATTCTACGTTCTGGCGCACGTGAGATACGGTAAATAACCGTAGCGTCTTCAATCATGCGGAGTTGGTTTAGAGGTTTGATTGCCTTGTGTAGATAAGAAAGAACAACTGCACGGCGAGAGTCCATCAAACCAGAATTGATATTAATGATTGCATCTTTAGCGATACGAACACCAACTGGTCCGTAGCTTGAAGATGTTCCAGAAACTACCTTATCATTATAGATGTAGTATTCGTTGACTGTCTGTACAACATCGACCGATGTTCCAGTGTCTTTGTCTTTTTTGATTTCACGTACCTTACGTATCTTACGTGGATCAATATATCTGAGTGCTTTAATACCGTCTTGTGGTCTTTCTTCATCAAGAATAATGTGGTAAAAAAGTCTACCATCGACATAGAATCTACGGAAAGTATCTGTAGACATGTTTTGGTAATTCAACAATCTAAGAACGATAGTGAATTCTTCTTCGATTGCTTTTTTAATTTTCTCGGGTTGCCTCAAATCGTCCATGATAATACGAACAGATTTTCCGTCATCGTTCTGTACAATCGCTTCATTGACAATATCATCAATCGCAGATTCAATTTCTGGTTGCATTGCCATTTCACGATATCGGGAAATCAACTCGACTTCGTTTTTTGCTGTGCCATCTAAATCAACATATGTGCCGTAATAAGCGGCTGACGAAATGGTTAAAGCTCCATCTTCGTTAGAAGGTGGTGCAAAGGTTTTCTCCGACTGCTGTTCAATATCAGTCTTTTGTCGAGAGATTTGGAAACCGAAAAGATTTAGTGCCATGTTTGTTTATTTCCAATTCAAGTAAACATAAAGGGGGGAATTAATCCCCCCATATAATTAGGAAGTTGTGTCAGATTCCCACCACTGATATGCTAGGGTCGTTGAGAATTCTTCGATAGAATCATTTGAACCCCAATCTAAATCAATTGGTGACAAGTCCACTGGGAATGCTCCGACAAATTTATATGTCTTTATAATATTGCCAGCTTTGTCATATTGGTCAACCTTAGCGTCAACTGAGTAGCCTGTTGGGCTACCAGCAGTTGCAGTACGCAGGTTACCACCGTGGGAATTAATACCGTTCATCCACGATTCGAATGCTCTACGCACTTTGAAGTTTTCATCGTTGATAATGGTAATTGTCCAGTCAGCAAAGTTTCTGTTTCCAGCAAACTTCAACTCACGACCAAAATAATACAGTGGAACAGTACCAACAGTTGAACCTGGCAATTGTGCAGTCTTGCAAAGGAATGTTAGTGCTTGTCCAGAATTTACTGGGTCGTTAGCGAATACTGGGAAAGTCATTGTGACTTGGAACAGGTTGGGACGAGCACCATCTCCGATGAGATTTGCACGAAACTCTGTTACGTTGAAAGCCATTGTTTTCTCCTATTTCTTATTATTTATTACACAGAGCCAACGATTTCACTGAAACTTACACCTGTGCGTACAGCAACAAAGTTCAACTGAATATAGTTGATAGAGCGTGCAGGCTTAATGTAAATGTCACCAACAAACCTGTTAGCATCAATAACGTCACCTGTGTTATTTGTTGTATCACAAACAACACGATAGTCATAGATACCACGGCGACCTTTAACGTCACGTAGGAATGGTTCAACTAGAGCAACAAATTGAGCACGTGTAAACTCATCATTCAATTCGAATAGAGAATACTTAGATGCTGTTGAAATGGCTTTTTCTAGCACAATAAACAATCTACGTACATTGATACGGCTAAACGCTGATGGTTGTGTTATCAGAGTCTTATCACCGTACAACATTGTACCTTGACCAGGGAAGGAAACAACTGGGTTAACACCAACGGAGTAAATTGCATCACGTTGAGCTTCTGATGGATTCCATGCCAATTTAACAACGTTCTTGATTGCACCACGGTTTACACCTGCTGGAGAGAACCAAGGATCACGTGTTTGATCTGTACGTACACATAGACCGGCAATATCACCATTCAATGGAATCCAACGGTATACGTTGTTATACTTGTCGAATTGGTATTTCCAGCCAGAGTCTGCAACCGCATATGTTGAAGCACGTGATAGTGTTGTTACCCATGAAGTAACTGCTGTTTCAGGTGTTGCACCACCAACAATACCAGATTGTGGAGGAGACACAAAAGCGATACAATCTTTACGTGCAGAAGAAATGGAATCAATTGCATATTGTTGAACTGTTGTGAAGTTGGAAGCACCACCTGCATCACCAGTAACAACTAGAGAAATGTCAACAATATCTGGATTGGTAAACTCACTATAAGCTATTGTGTAGTCTGCCGCTGTCAAAGCTAGGTCTGAACCAGAAGCAAGAGATACTGTTGAACCAACGTTAGCAGAAGCCATGAAGCAACCAGAGAACGATGTATTTGCTGTTTGACCCCAAGTACCAGATGTATTTGCATTGTCTACTGGACCAAGTGCGTAAACATATTTTGATTGATTGCGTAGAACTGTTCTG